CCCGGCGGCGGCGGCGGCGGTGGCGGCGGTGGCGGTCCTCCTCCCGGCGGCGGCGGTGGCGGCGGTGGCGGTCCTCCTCTCGGCGGCGGCGGCGGCGGTCCTCCTCCCGGCGGCGGTGGCGGTATAACCTCAACTCCTGCCCCTGTAATCGGCAACATCAACCCGACCATGGGCGGTGTCACTCCCGGTGGCGGTGGCGGCGTTACCACGACTGCGCCCGGTGGCGACATTACGTCTACTACCGTGGGTCCAATCGGCAACATCAACCCGACCATGGGCGGTGTCACCGCTGGCACTGGTACGGGCGCTACGTTGAGCGACCGCGTTCTTTCTCCCGGCGCAACCCAGAGCGGTGCAGGGCTGGAAGCTCTTAGGGACGCGTACACCCCGACGTTCTCCAGTGCGGCAAACTATACAACAGCAGCAGCGCCGCCCAGCACCATGGGTGCAGACTTGTTCTCAGCACTTGGGCAGCTCTCGTCGCGCTATGGTTCCAGCCCCGGTGCAATCACGGCATCGTCTGGTTACGAAGGCGGTTCTCCTTCGGAGCGCATCCGCGCTGCGGCTCGCGCAAGGGCTGCGGAGATTAATGCCACTACGCCTCCCCCCGCTGGTGGCGCTGCTCCTTCTCCCGGTGTTAAACCTACTTTTGCCACCAACGGCGCTGGTGAATTGGACTTCGGCTTTACAAATCCCATGGGCATAGCCCCCGGAGCGATAAACCCGTTTAATATTGGTTCGCCGGAGTTCTTCAACCAGCTGCTTAATGGCAACGGCGGTGGCGGTGGCGGCGGTGGCGGCGGGGGTCAATACAACGAATATGCGCAACCTCATGCCAAGGGCGGCGAAGTGAACATGGATAATGGGGCTTTTGTCGTCGATGCGCGCACGGTTTCGGAAATGGGTAATGGTAGCAGCAACGCTGGTATTGAGCGTCTTATTGCTATGGGTGGCCGCCCTGTGCGCGGCGGTGGTGACGGCGTTAGCGATTCTGTGCCTGCTCGTATCGGTGGTCGCCAAGAAGCCCGCGTGGCGCGGGACGAGGTGATTTTCTCCCCGCAAGCAGTAAGCCGCCTCGGCAATGGCAGCCACAGCAGAGGCACCCAGAAGCTTTACGGTTTGATGGAAAAGGCGCATAAAGCCCGTAAGAAGGCCAAGCGTGGACAAGACACCAAGGTCGCTAAAGGTCTTGGAGCCCTAGCGTGAGTGAAGTTCATGTCAGCTTAGTGCCGACGGAACACGTTCTAAACGTGTGGCCGGCTGTGGTTGGCTACGTTGCTGACGCGCTTGCGTACACCTATGGGCGCTACGAACCTGAAGATACCTTGGACGAGCTGCTGGCCGGTACGCATCAGCTGTGGATTGCGTTTGAAGACGGCGACATCAACGGCGCGGTTATTTCCCACATCCTCCAGTACCCAAGGAAGCGGTTCCTTGGGTGCCCTATCGTCACCGGAGACGAGTTCAGCACGTGGAAAGCCCCGATGCTGGATATCTTGCAGCGGTTCGCCGCTGACAACGACTGTGAGGGTCTGGAAGCCACCGCCCGCCTTGGTTGGGCCCGTGTATTTAAAGACGATGGATACGAAGCCTTGTGGCAGACGTTCCAGCTACCGGCAGGAGTAAACCATGGGTAAGTCGTCAACGCCGCCCACCAACCAGACCGTCAACACAACGACGAACACCATACCGGAGTACGCTCGTCCGTACTTCGAAAACGTCATGCAGCGTACGCAGGCGTGGGCAAACACTCCGTACCAAGGATATCAATTCGAGCGCATTGCTGGGATGACGCCGGCTGAGCAGCAGATTCAAGCCAACACCCTTGGCATGACTGCCCCTAGGCAGTTTGCTGATGCCTCTGCGCTGACTTCAGCTGCTGGACAAGGGTCGCTACGCGCAGCTGACTATAACCCCACGCAGTTCTCCGCGCAGCAGATTGGGATGCCCACTCTCCAGCAGTATCGGGCGCAAGAGCCCGGTATGATTGCACCGGGGGAGTATAACGCTGCCCAGATGCAAGCGGCGCAGACGCAGTTCAACCCAGAGCTGGAACGCTTTGAGATGGACCGCGCGCGTGACGTTATAGCCCAGCAGTATAACGCGCCGCAGATGAACGCTGCCCAGACGCAGTTCCAAGCAAATCTTGAGCGTTTCCAGATGGCGGGGCCGGAGCGCTTCGGTCAGGCACAGTCCGAACAATATATGTCGCCGTACATCCGCAACGTGCTGGATGTGCAGAAGCGTGAAGCGGCTAACGATGCGCGCAAGGCGCAGCTTGCTCAAGACCTTGGAGCCGCTCGGCAGGGTACCTATGGCGGTGCTCGTCAGCTCTTGGCTGCCACGGAACGTGAGCGCGCTCTTGGCCAGCAGATGGGCGACATCGAGGCCCGTGGTCTTCAGGCGGCATACGAGAGTTCGCAGGGGCAGTTCGAGCGCGACCGTGCAGCGCAGATGGCGGCGCAGCAGGCTAACCTGCAAGCGGCTCTGGGTGTTCAGGAGCTTGGCACTAAGACCGGCCTAGATGCGGCGCTAGCTAACCTGTCCGCTGCTCAGCAAACCAATGTGCAGAATATGGCGGCACAGCTCCAGACCCAAGGGCTTAACGCTGAACAGGCTATGCGCGCTGCGCTGGCTAACCAGCAGGCTGACCTCACTCGCGGGCAAGCTAACCTGCAAGCGGCTTTGGGTGTTCAGCAGCTTGGCACTCAAACGGGTTTGCAGGCGGCGCTGGCTAACCTTGACGCTGCCAGCCAAGCCAACGTCCAGAACCTGACGGCGCAGAACCAGATGATGGGGATGAACGCCGACCAAGCACTTCGTGCTGCAATGGCTAACCAGCAGGCGCAGGCAGGGACCAGCCAGCAGAACCTCCAAGCAGCTCTGGCTACGCAGCAACTTGGTGTTGGTTCGGGTCTCGAAGCCATGCGGGCTAACCAGTCGTCGGCGCTTGAAGCGCAGCGCCTTGGAGAACAGTCGCGTCAGTTTGGTGCGCAAAACCGGCTGGCGGCGTTTGGTCAGGCAGGTCAGATGGGTCAGACCCTTGGCAACCTTGGTCAGTATCAGCAGCAGTCGGACCTTCAGCGGCTTCAGGCGCAGGCGGCGGCAGCCGGCCAGACACGGGCAATGGAGCAGCAGCGGTTGGATCAGTATTATGCTGACTTCCTGCGCCAGCGCGACTACCCCATCGAGCAGCTGGGTTACATGAGCAACCTGCTGCGCGGCTTGCCTGTGGGTCTGAACACGACAAATATTACCTACGGTCCGCAGCCGGGTATGGCGCAGCAGGTTCTCGGTGGGGGTCTGGGTGCGGCGGCTCTTTCCAGAACATTTGGTGGTCCGTAAGGAGGATTAGATGCCCAAACCGTTTAGCCTCCAAGCCCCGGAAGATATCGCCAAGGAATATGGCGGTAACAAGCAGAGGATCGCGCAAGCGATGCAGATGGGTGTCGTCGACCCCACTGCCGGTACCCTTGCGGGTATGTTCATTGACCGTATGCGCAGCGCGCAGATGCAGGAAGGCGCTCAGCAGCCGTCCGTAGCGCAGCAGGTATTTGCCCCTCCAGCTCCGCCTGCTCCGCCTATGGGCGCTCCACCTCCGGGTGGCGCTCCTCCGATGGGTGCTCCTCCAATGGGTGCTCCTCCAATGGGTGGTATGCCGCCCGGTGGGCCGCCGATGGGCGCTCCTCCTGCTCCTCCGATGGGTGGTATGCCGCCCGGTGCTCCTCCGATGGGCATGGCTGACGGCGGCCTTGCTGCGCTCCCCGTCCCGGAAAACATGTTCGATGAGCCCATGGACGGCGAGTATGCCGGCGGCGGCATCGTGGCTTTTGCTATGGGTTCGCCCGGTCAGATACAGCAAGAAGACCCCGAAGCGGACCTTCTTGCGTCTCAAGCCTACTTCAACGACCCAGAGAAGCTAAAAGCTGACTACTTCATGGGTGGCCAACCCAAGCGCGAAGCTGCTGAACGCCTCCGGCAGTTCTATGAAGGCGCGCTTTCTGAGGAAGGCCTGAAGAAGCGCCGCGACGAAGATAAATATCTTGCACTTGCGCAGCTGGGTGCCACCATGGCGAGCACTCCGGGTAGCCTGCTACAGGCGTTCGGTGCAGGTGTTGGTAAGGCTCTTCCGGGTCTTCAGGAAGCCAGCAAGGAGCGGCGCGCCGAGCAGCGTGACGCCGTTAAACAGCTAGCTGCCGACGAAGGCGCGACCAATGCTGAGCAACGTGAAATTGGCAAGATGGTCATGGATGGCCGTCTGAAGGCGACCGACATCGGTCAGGCCGTCGCCAAGATGAGGGCTGACAGAGAAAACGCAAGATTGGAACGGGAAAATGCGCTTCAGCGGACGAGGATGACTGTTTCTGGAGGTATCACAGAGGCAAATATTGCCGCTGGTGCTAAAGGTAAGGATGGTTTGGTACCGACTTTCGGGCAAGCGGTAGAGCTTGCTACGCAAAATAAAAACCTCATGAAAGATGCTATCGAGAGTATGGCGGAAGCGGAGAAAAAAGGCAATTACGCTGACTTCAAAGCGGCTAGGGCTCAATACTCCACTTCATTACGCAATTACAACCAAGTAGCGAGGCTTGTTGGGCAAGAGGCAATACCCAGTATTGCTGTGAACCGCTTCCCTAAAATGGCTAAACTAGCTGAGCAGGACAAGACAACCGCGCCGACTGCGGGTTCTGGTGGTAAAAAACCGGCACTGGGTTCCAAGGTGATGAACGCTGCGGATGAAATTCTTGCGCGTACCGGTGTCGATTAAGCTGACAACAGACCTGCATTTTTAAGGTGACCGTATGGCTTCCGCTGAAAAGTACGCCGCTTGGATCGTAGCCAACGCCAATAAGCGCGGCACTCCAGAATTTGATACCGTTGCCAAAGCGTACCAAGAAGCCAAAGCGCTTATGGTAAGTCGGGTTGCCGACCCCTCGGTCTTCAAGCGCAGTGCAGAGCTCGATGTAGAAGAGCGCGCCGCGCAGGAGAAGCTGGCGCGGGACACCCAGAGACTTGAATCCTACGACCAGAGTGCCATCGGTAAGTTGCTTGCGGCTCCATCGCGGTTGTTCGGTGGGGAGTCGTTTGCTGAAGAGCAGCTTGCAAAACGTAAGGCGGATGCCGCCGAAGTTGCTAAGCGCATCAGCCGCGAGCGGGCTTTCATGGAGCGGGAGGGGCGTGCTGCTCCTACACCCACCTTTGGTGAACGTGTAGCCGGTACCCTTAAATCTATCCCGCGCGGGGCCATCGAGGGTACGTCGCAAGCACTTGGTACTTTGGGTGTCTTTGGTAGCGAAGGCGAACAATTTGCTCGTGCCACGGAAGAACGGGGTACGGCTCTCGCAAAGAGCCTCGGGCTAGGTGCGAGCGAAACCGCCGAATTTGATCCAATGCAACGCAACCTCGAAGCGTTTGGTGGCGGTCTCGGTAGTGTTATCCCGTACCTCGGTGCAGAGGTGGTGGGGCAGAGGCTCAAGCCGCTTACCAAGGCAGCCCCTTACGTTGCTCGTGGTGCGCAAGCTATCCTTGGTTCTGGTCAGGGTGCTTCTCAAGCTCGCCAGCAGATGGACGACTTTGAGAAAGAGACGGGCCAGAAGATCGATCCGACCACACGCAAGCTGGTGCAGGCTGGTGGGGGTGCTATCGGCCTGACTGAACTGCTGCCGGTTGGACGTATGCTGGACAGCCTCCCAGGGCCGATCAAGACTGCGGTCAACAAGCGCATTACGGACATCGTCACTCAAACCGGTGCAGGGAAGCTGGTTCCGGAAGCCGCGCGCACTGCAATCCGCGAAACCCTTCAAGCAGTTGAGAGTCGGGCTGTCGGTCGAATTGCCACCCGTGGTGTGGCCCCTGAAGCAACGCAGGAAGGCGGCGCGCAGCTTGCTCAGAACGTGCTGGAGCGCGTGGCATACAACCCTGACCAAGATGTGACGGAAAACGTTGCCGAAAACGCTATCCTTGGCGGCCTTGTGGGTGGCACTGTGCGTGGTGGTTTCGAGACCACTAGGGCTCTTGGCAAGCGCGCAGCCGACAACAGGCAGAAAGCTTTTGAGCAGACTGCGGCTCCTGTTGAAGAGTTTGATATCAACGTGCCCAGCACGGAAGACCCCACGCAGCTGACACGGCAGCGGGTGCAGCGACTGACCGACCCCGATGATGATGGTAACGTATTTGCCCGCCGCGCTGATGGTACCGTCTACCAAGCGTCGGTGGCTGAGTTGTACCGCATGCGGGTCCCGACTGATGGTATCCGTGCTATTCCTATCCCCGAGACGCTCGCGGCTCCGGCTGTTACGCAGCGTCTGACTGCCGCTCTTGGTGAGACCTCGTCTGATCTAGATGTTGGCGGCTTCATTAAAAACGTCACGACGACGCTCAACAACGGCATGGCGTTGGGCAACCCAGAGAGCACGGAAGACTATATCCAGAAGCAGCGGAATAGCTTGCGTAGGGCGCGCATTTCGGAAGAAGAGCGCATCGCACGTATGCTGGTGCTGGACGAAGCGGCGAAGCTCAACGACGAGTATATGAACCTCGTCACAATGCCGCCTGAAGGGCCTGCCCCAGACGCCGCTACAACGGCACCGGCACCGGTAATCTCGGACGAGGCAATCCAAGCCCAAGTCGACAGCATGCGGGAGCAGGCTGCGCAGCGTGCGGAGGCACTAAAAGAAATTGCGGGCGACTCTAACCAGATCGATAAGGTTAGCATCTTCGCAGACCGCATGGCTCAGAATGGTCTGGCGGCTCCGACGCCGGTTGAGGTAGCACGTCTGAATGACGCGCTGCGCGCGGAGTCTGAAGCCGAGACGGCTGCGGGTCGTGAAGAGACAGCCCAAGAGCGGCGGCGAGTCCTTGACCGTGCAAACATCATCGAGAGCGTGCTCTACGATGACCGCGTCTCTACGGACACCAAGGTTGAACGCATCAACACCAAGATGCAGGGGAAGGGTCTTGGTCCACTTAGCCGGTACGAACTTGAGCGCATCGCGGGTGTCGATTCAGCTAACGCCGTGTTTGGCCCTGAAGGTGAGTTTACGCAGCGCCGAGACGCACTGCTGGAGCAAGTCCTTGCCGATCCTACCATCACGGACAAGTACCGTGGGTTCACTGAGCAGCTCGACCAGTATCCGGAGCTAGGCGACCCCAGCCCAGCAGAGATACGCATTTTGCGCGGCGATGCAGCGTCCCTTGAGGCACAGATTCCGGAGAGCGGAGAACCTATTACCTCTGAGTTGATCCCTGAAGGACCTGGCAATATCTTTGCGGATAGCGCCAACGCCGCTACGGTGACCGAGCCTGCGCCTGAAGTGGTGGAAGAGCCTGCGCCTGAAGTGGTGGAAGAGCCCGACGTGGCGACTGCACCTACGGATATATTTAGAACCGACCTTGCCGATTATGGTTCGTTGGTGGGGCGCAATGCTCCTGTGCCTGAAGAGCTGGTTGATGCTATCGCTGATAAAGTCATAGACCTCGTCGAAAATAACGATACGGCTACGCTTGCTGAACTCAACGCGGACCCAGAACTTGGGCCTGTAATCCAGCAATTTTTTACCAATGAACGCGCAGCGATTACCAAGCGGGGTGTCGAACGCGCCAAGGCCGCACAGCCCGCGCCTACGGCTGCCACGCAGACGATCAACAATCCCGAAGAGGACGTCACTCCGGTCGAAGAGCAGCTGGAAGCTGACCCCAACACTGTCGAAGGTGCGTTCCCTGCATCCCCCAATCGTCCTCGTGCCGAAGCTATTGGCTTTGCGGCTGACATGGAACGCCGCGTCAAGAGCATGTCGAGCCGGTTTATCCGTGCGGCAAACTACAAATACCAGAACGCGGAGGACTACGCACGGGCACTGGCCGCTTCCTATGGTCTTACGCAACTGCCACCCAACCTCAATGTGGCTCGCAAGTTCGAACTGCTGGAAAGCCGTAAGGTCGGTGGTCAGATGCGGCTCAACCGGTGGTACCTGCAACCGATCGAAGACAAGGTAAAAGAACTAGGCCTCGATCCCAAGGACGTCGGAGTGTATCTCTGGGCGCGGAGTGCCGCTGCGCGAAACGCGCTGGTCCTTGAGCGCAGCGGTGAGATAAACGGCTCTGGCCTGTCCAATGCCGAAGCGCAGGCTCAACTCGACAAGCTTGAGGTTGAAGGTCTTGGTCCCGCGTTGCGCGAAGTCGCCAAGCTGCATGATGCTCTGGTGGATTATGTTGGCAACCAGCGGGTCAAGGCTGGACTCCTCTCCCGCGCCGACTGGAAGGCTATGCGCAAGGCGCAGCCGTTCTACACGCCGCTCAAGGGCTACGCGCTGAACGGAGATATGCAGGTCGATGGTGATCCTGATCCGCATAGTGCTGAAGAACGCGGCATCGCCGAGAGCAACGGAACCCGTATCCGTGAAGTGCTGACTGCGCGTGGGCGCGAGTCGATGCCGTTTAACCCACTCTTCAACCTTATGTCCGATGCGCAGTTTGCTATTGCCCGCATCGAGCAGAACAAAGTCAAAGAGGCGTTCCTCAACAACGTGCTCAGCGACCCCAAGAGCCACGAAGGCCTCGTCACGGTCTACACGCCAAAGAAAGAAGTGCATGCGGGCGGCCTGACCACGCGGCCTAAGATGGGGGAGAACGGCCCCGTCAACATGAACCAGCTTGCGGCCCAGAAGAACCCTAGCTTGATGATCGTCAAGAAGGACGGCAAGCCATACTACATCGAGTTCAAGCGTACCCCTGCGGGGAACGCCCTCTACCGTGCGTTTGCCAACATGACGCCGCCGGAACTGGGTAAGTTCATGCGCGGTGCGCAGGAGGTCTCGAACACTATCAAGTCGTTCAAGACCCGTTACAATCCGATCTACATCGGCACCACGGCTTGGGCTCGCGACTTCAACGAAGCTGTCGTTACTGCCTATGCTGCGCAGGGTATCAAGGGGGGCCCCGCAGCGGGCACCAAGCTCGCTAAGCGGACTGCTCGGTACATCGCATCATTGAGCGGTATGGGCACCATCACCGACTACCTCAAAGGTAAGGACCCGACCACGGCTGAAGGTGAAATACTGACGCTGCTGTTCGACCAATTCCTTGAGGATGGTGGTGCAATCGGTCACGCGCAGGTTATGGACGCTGAGCGCTACGCGCAAGATACAGCCAAGGCCATTGAACGTTACGCCGCTGCTAAACGCGGAGACCCTAGAGCCGCTGCGCTGATGGCCAAGGATATGACGGCGAAGGCGCTGGATAATGCTTCACAGCTTATCGATTTGCAGGCGCGCTTTGCTACGTATCGAGCAGCTATCGAGCAGGGTATCAATCGCGAGGACGCAGCTGCACTGGCGCTTGACTCATCGCTAAACCTGACACGGCGCGGCGAGCTGTCCCCTTACCTAGATACGTGGTCATTCTTCTTCAGCCCGACTGTGGAAGGCGCGCGCAAGCTGCTGTCTCAGGGCCGTTACAGCACGATTGCCCGTAAGTTGTTTTCCAAGGCGGTTATGGTCGGTGCGTTAATGTACCTCTTCAACCGCTTCGGCCCTGGCGCTGGGGATGACGACGAAGACGGGCGTCCGAACATCCTTGAGGTGAACAATCCAACTGCACAGTCGCGGATGATCGTCCGGTACGGCCCTGGTGTAAACGAGTATGTGGCTGTTCCCGTGGCTTTCGGTATGGGGTACTTCAATTACGCGGGCGGTCAGATCATGGCTGCGGTACTGGATGATATTCCGCCGGAAGAGGCTGGGTTCAACATCGTTGGTGGCTTCATGAACGTGGCCTCGCCGATCAAGACAGAGGGCACCGAAGGGCTGACCAGCATCGTCAACTTCGCTATCCCTGACCCAGTGCAGCCGCTTTGGGACTTGGTCGTCAATCGCAGTGCTTTTGGATCAAAAATTTACAGCGACAAGTCTGAGTACGGCACACTGCCCAAGTCGGAGCTTGGACGTGAAGAAACCGGAGAGGTATGGAAGTTCATCGCGCGAGGTATGAACTCTCTCGCAGGTGGCACCGATACGGTGGAAAGCTGGGCAAGCATGCAGCCGGAACAGTACCGGTACATCGTGCAGCAGTTCCTTGGGGGTGCCTACGGTTTTGGGCGCGATACGGTAGACTTGGTTGCGGGTGAAGCCAAACCGGATCAGATGCTCCTGAACCGTATACCGATCATCAAGTCGTTCTTTGGCAGGGGCGGCGAGTTTGCCCCCATGAACAAGTTCTACGAGGACTACGACGAGCTCAATGCGCTTTACGCGGTCTATAACGACGAGGAGCCCGACTCCGAAAAGCAGGCTGAGAACGAAGCGAAGTTCCCCATGCAGACTGATCCGGAGGTTATGGACGCCTTCGGGGATGCCCTGTCGGAGCTACGCAAGATCAACAAGGACAACAGGGACGGCGATTACGCTTCGAGAGAAGCGATGCTTGCGGACAAAAACAAGGTCTACGAAAACTTCAACCGCGTCTACGCAAAGGCCAAGCGGGGCGAATGAAAAAACCCCCGCTGGGGGGAAACCAGCGGGGGTTAGTACAACCTGAGAGGAGCAAACTCTCACGCGCCATATAGCTAAACGCGCCAGATACGTAAACCCCTGACGCCATCCTCGACGACAGATTTCATCACGACGCTGAATCGCAGCCGATCCATGACGGGGCGCACCTCTCGCTTTGCTCGGACGGGGTCGAGGCACGGGATAAAGATCGACGTGCCCCGCCTGAACGCCTTCCAGTTGACCTGGTAACTAACCTTCTCAACCTGCATCGGCGCTCCCGACACCTACGACGTCCCCCACACTGAAAAACTCTTCCGAGGCAGTGTTAAGCTCCAGACAGTAGACCGGCGGGGCAACCATCTTCATGCCCTTGCTCAGCCGCTTAACCATCTTACCGGTAAGCACCCCGCGCTCCGTGAGATAATGCATGGTCTCTTTGTAGTTGACCTGAAGCTGGGCACAGTCGCGCTTAAACGGTGCAGCTGCGATATACATCTTCTGCGTATCAGGCTCCCAGCGGATCAGAAGCTCGCTGCGCGGCTCCAGTATCGGAGCGGCATGCATGTTGGACCGTGCGTCCGCTTCTTCGTTGACCACCAAGATGCTCTGGATGTTGCGACGGATGAAGTCACCAATCACTTCAATGGCATTGTTGCGCGGCGGCTGCACGTCCTCGCGAAGGCTGAGCAGCATCTTGCATGCCCAATCGTAGATGCGCGGCATATCCCAGTCGATCAGGCCGATGTGCTTAGCAATCGCGCCCCCAGTAAGGTTAGCCGCCAGCACTGCCGACCAGAAACGCTCACGCTGTGTCAGCTTCAATTCGCGGTCAAGCTTCGACTGTATCTGAAGCGCAGTCTTCTTAGCCTGCTCATAGTTGGCGACGAGCCATGCAGCATAGATGCGCCCAGCGTGTCCGTTGTTTTCCATCAGCTGGTGATCAAACATGTTCTTGGCCATCAACGGGTCAAGGGTGTCGGTGTAGTCGATCTTGTACTCCACGAGGCGCATGAGCTCCCCGTCAGGGCTGTTCTTGGCCACGCCCATCTTCTCGTAGAAGGATGCGTTCGATGAGCACAAAGCCATTGTCTGCCACGTAGTGGCATTATGTCGCAGTTCGTTTGAGGACGCCTTCACGCGGTCCTTACCGCGCCCTTGGGTGATGTTGTACACCAGCGTGGAGAAGTCCTGCGGTGTCATGTTGGTCATCTCGTCAACCGTGTACGGCAGATTGTTCATGACCCCGAGACGCAAGACCTTCGCGTTCAGGGTGTCTTCCTTCACGCAGCACAGGGCATCCGGCGTACCCCAGATGCTATTGCACATGTGCAAGATGGTGGTCTTGCCCGTACCAGAGTGCGGGTGGATGACGTTGAGCATAGCCCCCCGCTGACCAAGGAACTTGAAGACCGGCGCACCAAAGCCTGTCAGTGCAGCGAACGCATGCGGCTCAAGACCAGGACGCCCGTAGAGGTTGAAGACCTCTTTCCATTTGTCCAGTGAGCCTACGGGACCCATGCGCTCCGCGATTGCCGCCGTGATGGATGAGGGTGGGCTATAGAAGGTCCCCTCTGCGGTGACCTCTGAATCACCGATGATAAACTTGCTGTCGTTATCCGCCCAACCAAACTGAAGTCTCATTTGTTCTGCCTTTCGTTTCTCTGAAAGCGCCATCAGTGACGCCCGTATGTACTCTGCTAGATACTCAAACCGCTTCTTACCGCACAGAATGCTCTCCCCCGCGAGGAGCTTGCGTAGGTCCCCTGGCTCTGAAATCTTGATGAGGGGAGCCGTGAACTCGCGGACACCGTCCTGCGGAGTGTGAAACTTGAAGACCGCCACGTCCTTCTCGATAGGGTCGCGCATGCGCTTCAGGATGTAGAAGTCATAGGGCAGCACGAGGATGTCGCCTTCTTCAACCGGCTTGCCATCCCGCCCTAGGGGAGCCTTGCGGTAGATACCCCCAGCTTTGCCCCGAAAGAACGGGAACGGGTACTCAGGGATGATGTGGGTCTTGGGTGCAAACCCTTCTTCCTCCGGCTCCTCGACAATCACGTTGTCTTCTTCGGTGGCTGCAAGCACCTCATTGCCTAGCGTGATGGGCGACTTGATCTTCTCCGCAAACGGGCAGCCGTCGCAACCCCCTGGGTTGCCGCGCTCGAATGTCTCGCAGGTGTGCGGCCCGACAATGTGCTTTATCTTCTGTAGCGTCTTGTGCGGGTCGTAGTCTGGGTGGCCCTCCGACATAGTGTGGATGGCGGTGTCTTGGTCTGCGCAGAACTTCGCTATCGACAGGGCGCTGAACCAGCGGTTCTCAGCCAGTGAGGTCCGGTTCTCGTAGCAGTCCAACAGCTGCTGGCAGCCGTTCCCAGCGATGCTACGCTGTAGGATTTTGGCAAAGCTCGAAGTGATGTTCTCTTGCAGCGACTTGGCAAGCTCAGAGAGCTCGCGCTTGGGTGTCTCAAGCGGGATCAGGTCCGGTGCCTTCACCCCAAGGATGCTGTAAAACTCTTCGAAGTCTACGGGCTTAGCGGTCGCCAGCACCGTGACATTGTGTGGTGGGTCGTCCTTGTAGTTTAACGTGCCTGGTACGCGCAGGATACGCGCCACCTCGAAGACGGCGGGGTCCACGTAAAGCTCATGGGTGTTGCACAGCTTACGCAACCGTTCGGCTACAGGCTCCCACTGCTCTCTAGTGACAGTTCCCGTCAGCGCCCAGTATACGTGTATGCCGCGCCCTGAGTTGACGATGATGGGACGGGGTAACCCGACAGTACGGCAGAAGGCTTGAAGCGCGGCCAATCCGGTAGCTTGATCGACGTAGCCATCGGGGCGTCCCGTCTTGGGGTTGGGCTGCGCCTTGGCTTCACCGCAGTCGATATCAAGCCAGAATGCCTTGAGCCCTTGGACGTTCTCCTTGGTGCGGTTCGCGTCCGTAGCGTACTTGGCGACACCGAAGAACACGTTCCATCCGCCCTTCGAGCGGCGTTCAACGAGGACATCAACCTCTTCGCGCGTGGATAAAAAGTCCTGCCTACGCTGCAATTCCTTGCCGGAGCCCTTGAGGCTCACGACAGCAAACCAGCCATCGTCTGGTTGTACTGCTCTGAGAAGATCGAAGTCGGTCATATGTGAGGTCGCTACTCATCGGGCGCAGAACGCGCCTACAGAAAAAGAGCAGTGCAGGACGGATGCCCTACGATAGCTTGGCGATATAGGCGTCCATCAACGCGCGGACCGGTGCGGAAGGGTTAGCCGCTCCAGTGAACCAGCTATACACAGTTTGGCGCGATACTTTGAACTCACGGGCCACGGCTGAAACAGGCACTTGATGCTTTATGCATGCCTGTCCCAGCCGCACCCCTAGAAGATGCCTATTGGCTTGGCCGTTCCGCTCTATGAGCCGCTGGCTGTAGCCATGCACCATACTTACACGTCCTCGTCTTCGTCGCCCCAAGCGTTGAGGACTGAGGCAAGGTCACCCTGCGCAACCACAACGTCGGCTCCCTTCTTGGGTGCCCGCTTCTTGGGTTCTTCGATGACCGCTTCCTCTTCATCATCCGGCTCGTCTGAGTAGATGACCTTGGGCTTGGGTGCCGCAGCTTCCTGGGTCTTTGCAGGTGCCGCTTCCTGCGCAGCTACGGTCAGCACGATCATCTCACGCGTAGCCGGATCACTGCGCGCTGCTTGGACCAGTGCGTACTCCTCGTCGGTGACACCGCGCATCGGAGCGAACTGAAGCTCCATGGTCTCTGCGTCGAGGTTGTAGGCGATGTTGGTCACCACCGTGTCGGGACCTTCGCCGTTGGCGATGAGGAACTTCACATAGCTCTCGAACGGATGCACGTTGCCACTGCCCTTACCGAAGAGCGACTTGGCAGGCACGTTGAACTGATAGACGTCGCCGGAGTCATCACCAGCCAACAGCAGCGCGATACGGCGCTGGAAGCGGCATGCACGGCCCTTACCGTTCTCACCTGAACCCACGACGTTCTTGGGGCACGAGGCGCAGTTGCTAGCCTGCGGGTTGCCCGCAGCTGTCTCCGGCTTATCACCCAAGTTCGACCAGCAGTCAGGCAGGGTCGGCTTGGCATCGGGGTCGTACTTACCGGCATAGAACGTGCGGCTGACCTTGGGCAGTGCGTCAACGATGATGGCATTGAACTCACCACGGATGGCCTTGCCGATCTGCTCACCGTTAACGACACGCTTGAAGGTACCGTTGGTGTTGGTGGCGATACGGCGGGTGTTCCTCGCACTTGCCAGCGACTTGGCAAGGTCGGACAGTTCGCGCTTGGCTACCGTCGAAACAGCGCCTTCTTGTTTGAAGATGGTCAGGTTGCTCATGTTAGTCTACTCCGTTTTCAATATAGTTTTCGATGATTTGGGCAGCGTGGACGTAGAAGAACCCAATCTCATCTGCGGATGTGTTCGGGTGCCACGATACTTGGTCACGTAGAGCGCCAAAAACTTGGCGTATAGACTCACGGCGCTTAGCTATAGCAAGTGCCTCATCGTCTACGGGTTTCTGTCTGTTAAACATAGTCACCCTTCCTTCTTGGTAGGTTTACGCACGCGGACTACATACTTGGTATCGGCGTTCAGGCCGATGGGTAGGTCTTCTGGGTTATCCTCAAGGAACTGGCGCATGTTGCCGTTGTGGATGCGCTGCTCAAGCAGGAAGGGCGCATCTCGGTCCTTGATGAATTGGTACATCGACTCCCAGTCACTCGTCCAGAACCGAGTGGTTGTCGAGCGGGTAACCGTACCGGCAGCGGTGCGGATGCTGTCTAGGTTCTGGTCGTTGCACAACGTCAGCAGTGCTTCGGAGACGACGTCCTGCTGAGCCTTGAGCGCAGCTATCGCCTCCTTGTGTGCTTCTTCCTTCTCGTTAATCACATCCCGTATCCGCCGGTATGCGAGCACGAGCTCGTCGGCTTTGGCATCTTGCATGGTTTGCTCCTTCTTGGTTGTCCCCCTAAGATATTCTTACACTACACAATGTCAAGCACTTTGTAAGATTTCTTGGCGATATAGATCAATAATTTGTCGGTGGTTGGCGATGTTACCCTTAAGCATCTGATAAAGCTTAACTTCCACATCGCTACCGCTGATGTGCACGATGGTCATCGGGTGCTTCTGTCCTGGTCGGTCGATGCGCGCGTTGGCCTGTAGGTAGGTCTCGACCGAAGTCGTCGGGGCGTACCAGATTATGGTGTCAGCTTCGGTCAGCGTGAGCCCGTGCGAGGCTGCCTTCGGCTGGATGAGGAGCACACGCGGATGCTCGCTGGACTGAAACCGCGCGACGATATCGCTGCGTTTGTTGAGGGGCACCTTGCCGTTGATGACATCGCAGCTGATCTTCTCTTTCTCTAGGGTGCTACGCAGCAGTTCGATGGTGTGAGTGAATGGCACGAACACCAGCACCTTGCGGGTGGTCTCCTCGATGGCCTCCAGCACGACGTTGATTCGGTTGCTGACATCGAAGTGCACGACCTCGCCAGTATCCGAGTAGACGGCACCCCCACTGATCTGAAGCAGCTTGTTGAGGCGGGCGGCTGCGTTGACGGCGCTAACCTCTTCCCCATCAGCCTCCATGATCATCTGGGTCTTGAGGAGCTTGTAGTACTTCTTCTGCTGCGCGGTGAGCGGTGCCTCGCGTTCGGTGTGCGTCACCTGCGGCAGGTCCAAGCACTGGCTCTTCTCGAACCGTATAGCGGGTTGCAGTATGCGGTGCACGACCGACTTGGCCTGCGGTTTGACCCCCCACTTAAACTGCGTGATCTTGTACATGACCGAGTCGCGAAAAGACCCGTAGTGCGGGGGGCAGCCTTCAGGGTTTACAAGCTTGGCAAGACCGTAGGCATCAAGCGGAGACTGCGCCGCCGGCGTACCAGTGAGCATCCACAGGCGCGGGTCAGTTGTCTTGATAAGCCGGTTGAGTATCTTCCACCGCGTGGTCTGCGCATTCTTGTATGCGGTTGCCTCGTCAACGACGATGAGATCGAAGCCACCTGCGGCAATCGTTTCCTCCACGACTGCCACGCCGTCGAAGTTGATGATGACGAAGTCAGAGCCAGCCTCAATGATCTTCTTGCGCTGCTTCGCATCCCCGTGCGCCACAGAGCAGCTGCGGTGCATAGCAAACTTGAACAGGTCCCCCTGCCATGCGGCCTTCATGATCGAGAGCGGGCACAGCACCAGCACCCGCTTCACGAGCCCCTTCTTCATCAGGTAGTCAGCCGACCAGATTACGCTGGCCGTCTTGCCGGTACCCGCCTCGCTGAAGCAGAACGCTTTGCGGTGCAGACTGAGAAACGATGCCGTAGTCTTCTGGTGCGCGAAGGGTGTGAGCCTGCCGGTCCACTCATAGTCTCGCAGGATGGGCGATGGGACATCTTCCACACCCAAGGCAGTCAGCTTCTGTGCTTCCTTGATACCCCAGTGCACGGCGACTTTGCTCAGGTCCTTGCGGCGCTCCATCAGGGCGCTCTTCTTTATCGACCCGATAATTGCCGCAGGCTCCCGTGTCTCCACGAGGAGAACCTTGTTATCAATGATCCGCATGTTTGCTCCTCAGTGCGGGGTTATTTCTTTTTTCGTTCCCGCGTACTCACTTCCGAAACCAGGTTGTGCTTACTGTCTCGTTTGAAGGAGCGGTTCTTGGAGGCGCTCTCGACGCGCACACCGTCCTTGTTAGAGCCGCCCTTGTCGAAGGCTTTGACGTGGGCAACGTCCTTGTTGTCACCCTTCTTTACCTTGCCTGCCTTGAGAGCCGCGCGCCGTGCAGCGTTGCGGGCCACGCGGTTCTTAACTTGCTCGGGCTGCGCCTGGTATTTGGCAGAGGTTCCGTACTTGCGGTCTTCAGGATTCTTGTAAGGCATCATTTCCTCCGTGGCCGCCAGTGCTCGCAAGCTTCGACCGGACACCACCCACACAGCGGGCTGGATTTGGCGTTCCATATACCATTTTCCAAAGCCCCCTCCAAGCGGTCTAGCTCGGTGTTGAACACAGACATGTAGGCAGCCATGTTCTCCCGTTGGTGGGTCTTCTTCGGCATCTCCTGACTGATAACGTACAGGAGAGCGGAGTTGATCGTCTCGACCTTGGGGAAGTGGACGAACACAGCACCCGCCAGCAGGTCCAGCTGCTTCATGTCCGCGTACTTGGCGTTCTTGCCGGTCTTGTAGTCCACCAGCCATGCCTTGCTACCGTTCACGATGAGCAAGTCAGCGATGCCCCGATACCAGACGTCCTTGTCAAAAAAGCCACGGGGTTGAAACTCCCCCCCGATCTTGGCCACACCCAGCTTGATCTCGGCGTACTTGGTGCCTTGCTTCCTTGCCAGCGGCTCCACGATGGGACGCATGAAGGCGAACTTCTCGGGGATGGGTGCCCCCTGCGTGATGAACAACTCAGCCGCTTCGTGGACGGCGGTCCCATAGTCAGCAGCTTCCCCTGGCTCGTCCTTGACGTCCTTGACCACCTTGAGATGGAAGTACTTCTTCGGACATTGGTCGAAGGTTTTGATGCTGCTATAGGACCACGCTGTCATTACTTCTTAGCTTTCCTAAAACGACCGTTGCCGTCACGTATATCATTCTTACTGGCTTCAGCCAATGCTTTCTCTAAGCCAACGGTCCGTTCATGGAGCTTTGCGAATGCCTCCTTAAGTTCTGCCAAGTCGAACTCAATTAGGTCAAGCTCACGCTCGTTTTCTTTCTTGGTGAACTCAAGCTCTTTGATCTGCTTAGTTAGCTTGACGTAGGTATATTCAGCTTCAAGCAGTTTGAATTTCAAATCGCGGATTTCCGCCCAAGGGTTGTACCAAGTCATAGTTTCCTCCTTACCTTGCGTTGCCTTGGAGCCGGTCTGAGACCAGCGTTGCATATCCAGCGATGTCCATCCAGCTGTCTAGGTGCGATGGGTTACCCGTCAAAATACGACCGATCTTCGTGACAATCATATCGAGAGCCTGAAGCTGGTCTGGGTATAGCTGCGTATCCTCACGCACCATCGCGTTGTGGATCACCTGCTTGAGCTTGATGGCAATGTCGGCGTTACGCACGAAGGTACCATATTGCTCGGCCCGCTTATCGAGGATTTTTTCAATCTGGTTTGTCTCCGGCGCTGGCTCCGGCGCTGGCGCTGACTCCGGCGTCGGTTCCGGCTTTGCCTCGACCAGTTGCTTCTTCAGCATCCAGATATAGCTGGAGCTAACCTTCATGCGGTCTCGAATTTCCCTGTTGGTCATGCCCTTACGCAGCATCGCTAAAACTGCTGTGGATTTGTTCTTCTTCATTTGCTTGCTCCTTACTTTAGGTTCCCGCCGCTTTTCAGTATGTCACCGTCGTATGTATACGTGCCGGTGTGGGTAAGACGGATGAAGGGGTGGGCATGGATTTTACCCCCGTGTTTCCGCCACAGTTCGCAAAAGTGATAATCTTCCGACAGCAACGCCCCACTGTCGTCGATACTCGTTGCGAAAAACTCATGGGTCAAAGGCTTGGCGTACTCACCAGTCTCGGGGTCTTGGAACGATGACACCCGATAGGTCGGGACGTATGGCGCAAGGTGTTCAAACACACCGCGCTTAATAAGCATGAAGCCGGTGCCGCCATGGCGGACCTCGATGAAGCCCTCTGGGTCGGTCTCGACATCCCCGCTGCCAACCATGTTGAAGACGAACGCACCAGCGTGGTCGTGCAGGTCGTTCTTACCCTCACGCGCCGCCTTCTTGACGCTATCCCAGTTCACTTCCTTCTTGGGATAGATGCCGCACGCGATGTCCCTGTCTCCCGCTAGCAGCATAGCCACAGCGTTAGCGTCGAAGCCAATGTCAGCGTCGATGAACATCAGGTAGTCGTGGCCGCTCTCAAGGAAGACACGCGCCAGTTCGTTACGGGCGCGGGTGATAAGGCTCTCGTTGGTGATCTGGCACCACGCCACATTCACCCCCAGCTCACGCATCTTGGCGACCGTGAACAGCAGGCCTTGCACATACGCACCCGTGCACATGCCGCCGTACATGGGGGTGGCAATCATCAGGCTCGGACGCTTGCTCGGCGTCACCTTGTATTCGTCACTCACTTCGTTTGCTCCTTCTTGTGCTGGTACACCTGTCGCGCAGCGGCGGCGAGGGTCACGCCGAAGTGTTCAGCAATCTCCTCAAAGGGCTTACCCTCTACGTACATATCCCAAGCCACCTGACGCTTTTCAGGCGTCCACCAGCCAGCAGGCTTGCGGGGGCGACTGACGATGTTACCCGTCACTTCTTACGCACCGCAAACTGGTGGCCGATGTGAACGATGTCGAGTGATTCCGCAAAGGTGTTCACAAAGAAGTCCGTAGCCAGCTTAGGACGGTGGAGGATGTCGCGGCTCTCACCCCACAGGTAGTCGTCGAACACCATCAAGCCACCCTGCTTCAGCAGCGGCCATGCCATACACGCATCGGTCAGCACGTCCTTGGCAGTGTGGCTACCGTCGATGTAGATGAAGTCGTACAGGTTTTTACCATCGACCCAGTGCGCCAGCTTACCCGCCAGAAACTCGGTGGACGTAGCCTTGTACTTGTAGACGCGGTTGTTGGTCCTGTCCGGCCCGTCACTTGCGAACCGTGTGTGCCCCCAGCTACCCTCGCGGCTACGGTGAAGCGCCGAATTGCAGTTGAGCGCCGCAATGATGTTGTGGTCGAACCGAGCTTCGATACCCTGCACGGTTTCAGCGCTGTGCTCCTCGCTGCCCTCCCACGTATCAACGCAGTCGATCCAATCGCCAGGGTTCATCATATTCTCAATGATCCAGACGGCGCTACGGCCCTCGAACGAACCGATCTCAAGGAACGACTTACGTTCCGGCAGCAAGCCCTTTAGCTGCTCCCACACTGGGATGTTGTGGCTGAACCAGTCTTGGGTGAATTTGTAGTCAGTCATATTCTTAACTCCCGTGTGGGGCATCTGCTGCCCAAAGGATTTCGCTTACACGCACCTCAAGGCCGCGATCATTACCGCCGATCTGGTGGGTGTGGTTGAATGATGTTTTGTAGGCCTGCGAACCGGAATGTATATCTTGGAAATGCAGAACAGCCCACTCATGGTTGTGCCCAAACGCGGTCGCATACTCGAAGTATATAACCGTACCGTTTTTGAGGCCTAAAGCATAGTCGTAAGGGTCGTAAGTACTCTTTATCAGGGCAGGGGGCCAACCTGCGGCGGTAAGTTCGCGAGTGTTGTTTTGATACTCGGTATCGTGTAGCTTACTATTCAGCTCAAAAATCTGCTTCTTGAGCTTATCAATTTCATCGTCCATTTGTTTGCTCCTTCGGTATTGTGACCTCGTAGTACGTGTAAACCTTGCGGACCTTGGCAGGTTTCATGTTCTGCTCCCCCCATTCGGTGCGCCACTCTGGGTTTGGAGGGCTGTAGGCACTCGAATGTTCTTCTAACTCTAACTGATCCCACCCCCTCGTGCGTTCTTCGGGGCCAAATGTCAGCTCATTCCGAAAGACAAACTCGACTCCTAGCGTGGCATCGCGAATTTCGTCGGGTACGTTGTTCCAGTTGTGGTTGAGGGCCTTCCTTACTTGGCGGTCGCATTTGGCGTTTATCTGACGTACGCGCTCGGTGGTTATTCCGAACTCCTCGCCGGTCTGCTTGAGAGTGATGCCCCCACCCTTGTATCGCCGCCAAATCGCCCAGTTGCGTTGCGTTATATCGCCGTCAAACTCTGCTATCTTAGCCCGCCATAGGTTGTACTTTGCGTCTTCACCTGCCGCTCGCCGCTGGTAGTTTTCTTTTTGCCGCTGTTTAAACTCGCGCTCGTACTCTTCTTGCGACTGAATATACTCACGGTGCCACACATCATAGACCCAAGGTTTGCGCCAAGCATCGGGGTCATCCTCCATAACTCTCTCCCATCTTGCTCTCACAGTTTAACGGCAGCCCTGCTGCCCACTTGGGTCTGATCCGCATGCACTGCTCAACGAACGCACGGGCTTCATCGCGTGAGCTAGCGGGCGCTAGCGCACCCACAGCGTCATGCACGGTCATCACCACACGGTAGCGCCGCGCGACCATCAGCATCTGCTCACCGATCACGATGCGAGCCAGGGCCTGACAGATATTCTCGACGGCCTTCCCGCCATAGATGCGGTTAGGGATGACGGCCTTACCCTTCTTCTGATCGTAGACCATCTCGGTCTTGCCCTCTGGGGTTCGCACCGTGCGTAGGTTGGGATACTTGATGGAGAGGCCGTTCGGCAGCTTGATACCGTCCGCACCGCACACCGTCAGCACACCGTCACGACCCAAGGGGGCAGTCTGATTGCTGGCCATGGCGTCGAGTGCGCTCCCCGCTTGCCGCCACAGTTTGGGGATGTAGGGGTAAGCCTCTCGGTACACCTCGATGATGCGCTTGCATTCGACCAGTTCCATATCCACGCCAAAGGTCTTTAGCTGCGCCTTGAACTTGGCCGCCCCCATGCCGTAACCGCAACCCAAGATGGTGGTCTTACCCACGAACCGCTGGCCGTCCGTCACCTCTTCGACAGGCACATTGTAAATGGATGACGCCATGATCTTGTAGACGTCCTCACCGACATCGAAGGCGGCCACGAGGTCATCCTGTCCAGCAAGCCAGGCCAAGGTGCGCGCTTCGATCTGGCTGCTATCGCAGTCGATGAACGCATAGCCCTCGGGTGCCAGCATAGCTTTCTTCAGCGGTGACTTGCGTGGGAGATTCTGGAGGTTGACCTTGTCGTCGCCACCCCAGCGCCCCGTGTGTGCAGCGTAATAGCGCAGCGGAACAGGCAACGCGCCACGCTCGGCAATCTTGATGAACCGCTCGGTACGTGTCTCCTCAAGGGTGGACTTCACTCCCAGTCGGGCGGCCACGATGGCTTGCACCATGGGGTTCTCGTGCTCCAGCAGTTCCTTGAACGCCTCGTCGTTCTTGGCAAACGCAAAGGTCTCCTTGCCCGTTGTCGGGCTGATCTTCATGGGCGGCACAACATCGTGGAACGCCAGCAGCTCGGCCAGCTTCGGGTTGCTCATCAGGTCGGCCTTGTCGTAGTTCAGCTTGGCCATGAGAGCTTCCTTCTGAGCTTGGACATTGGCCAAGTGGTCGGTCAGCACCTGCTTATCCAAGACAAGGGCCGGCTCAGAAAACATGCGGATGGTCAGGTCGATCAGGCGCAGCTCTACCATGGGGAAGCCCGAAGCAAGCTTCGTGAAGAGATGGTACGTCAGCTCCACGTCATTGATGCAGTAGTCGCCGTAGGCCGCCAGTTCTTCCGCCGTGAAGTCCAGTCGCCCCTTGCCCAGCGCGTTGACAACCTCGGTGCCCTTGACGCCCAGCCCGTACCGCTCGACGGCTCGTGCTAGGCTATTGCCAGCATCCGGCCCATCCAGTGCCCGCAGCATGGACAGGGTATCCACTATGCGCTTGGGTCGGATGTCGAACCGCCAGTTCATGATGGCCATGTCGAACATCGCGTTGTGCGCGATGGCGATGCTGTTGGCCCAGTCGAACTTATCCAGCCAAGCCTTGGTCTGCTTGGCTGTGCCGGAGAACCACTGTGCCGGCTCGTCGTCCACCTTTACGGATACGCCGATAGCCTCAAAGCGCGGGTCACGGACGTACTCCTCCGTTGTGATCTTCGACAGACTGAACTGCTGGCTGTAGTAGGTCTCGAAGTCTACGGTCAGGATGGTCATTGCTTATCCCCATCGCGGTCGAAAGACCGCTTAATCAGTATGTAGCTAGGGGCTACAATCAGTGCGACCACCGTCCAGAAAAGTATCGGGTCATGCATCGGCCTGCTCCCTCGCTACCGTTGCCTTGGCCTGCCACAGGTGCGCCTTGGCGCGCTCGGACAGCACCACTGGTCTCATTGCCCCGTCAGGGTAGCGCCAGTAGAACCTACGGTTGTAGATCACCACGTTTGCGTCTCTGCTAGAACGGCGTTTGGCTGTCATGCCACCCTCCAGCAGCGGGCCACGTTGTTCTCACGATCAGTTCGCACCGTGAACTTGCCACCATACCTGCGCGAGTAGGCCGTCATGGCGGCGTTGATACGCCCCACAGCTTTGTCACCATTGCGGAGCATGACACCTGCCAGGGGTACGGTGAAGCTGTCTCCAACCTGAAGCTCTGCAAACGGGTATTTGCGTGGACGCCCAACGGCCACGGACGGCATGGGGATGCGTTTTTCAATCTCAATCATGCTGGACTTCCTTTAGTGACAGTTCCCTCACCCCCCACTGCTCGGCCATGGCCTCGGCAATCCCTTTGAACGTGGTGCTACGAAGCTTCCACCGATCGGCACTGGGTGGAAGATAGTGCAGGCGCTGGCGCTGGTTGTCAGGTAGCGCATCCATCGCAGCCTTGACGTTGTTGGTCGGCACCAGAGGCGGCAGATTCTTCAGCCACAGGCACGTGGCCTTCTGCTCCATGTGGCCAAACATCCACGGCTGCACCAATTGCGTCTGCTTGATCCCACCGATCCGCTCCTTCGCGTACTTGTGCATGATCGGGTTCTCAACGGCGATGCGCGGCACAGGCGCGTCGAGCAGCTTACGGAAGAACTCAGCCGCCTCGTCCAGCTTCTCCCAGCGTGACGGGTCTTTGTGCAGCCACGCTACCCCACTGTTGGTGAGGTAGGTGCAGGGCGGGTGGGCAATCATCAAGTCCCAACCATGCCCGTGTGCAAGCACTAGGGCATCACCTTGGATATGCCACTGAGGGTCACCATCAGTCGGCAGCAGGTCGCAAGACCAGGCGTCATGCCCACGCGCACGGAACGCATCGCGAACCGTGGCGCTATATTCACAGGCGACTAGAACCTTCACAGGTCTTCCTCCAGCGACACATGGATCAGCCGCTTGGCAACGCGCTGCACGTCCAACACGGCTTCAGCGTAAGCTACCTTGGCGGCGCGGACGCGCGCCATTGCATGGGTCATCTCTTCAGACAGCTTGTCGAGTGCTCTGCTTCCGGCTTTATTGGGGTTGATAGGGGCTGCGCCATTGAGACGCAGGTCAAAATCGGCCAGTGCCTCTATTATCTCCTGCAAACTCTTACGCCCGAAGTTGGGTATACGCATCAGTTCTGCTTCGGTCTTGGTCACAAGCTCCCGCAGCGTTTCGATACCATCGTTACGGAGAGCGTTCGCCGGACGCACATTCAATTCCAGTTCATCCACGCGAACGTCCAGCGGGTCGCGGTCACCCAGATTAGTTTTAGCCCATTGAGTCATTAGTTTGCTCCCTTCATGTCACGCACCAGTGGGCGCACCATCTCCCAGTTCTCCTCGTTAGCCACCACAGCCACACCGCCAGCGAGGCGGATGCTCTCAATCTCGCGGGTTTGCAGCGCGGTCGGCTTGTTAGCGCCTGCCTTGCACTCAATGGCGAGGAAGCGACCGTTCACACAGGCGATGATATCCGGCACCCCACTGCGACCGTAGCCGTGCGTGGCGGGGAAAAAATAGTAAGCCCCCTCGCCCTTGAGGACGGACTCCACCTTAGTTTTTACGCGCTTTTCTGGTGTTTGCGCCATGAGTTTGCTCCTCTTGGTTGGGTGTTCCTACCCTTTTTATATTGATTGTCAAGCGATGCCTGTGCGCTCCCTCGCATATGCAATCAGCACCTCGCGCATCTCGGCACTCGGATTGCGGAACCGTTTGTAGAAGTCGAGGATATCTTGGGGGAGGCGCATGGTGACGTGCGCCATGCGTGGAGGGGTGAGGGGTGCGAGATGTGCGAGATGTGCCTTGTTCATTGTGTGTCTTTCAGTAGGTGACGGTCGAGGCGGTCAAGCACCTCGGTGACGTCTGAGAGCAGGCGGGCTGCTCGGTTGGAGTCGGGTACGCCATCAACGGTGTCCCAATCGGCGTAGTCGTCGAGGTAATTGTAGACCCCGCACAGCGCCTCATGGATGTCGATCAGAAATGTGCGGTGGATGTAGGGCATCGCGTGCTACTCCCTCAGTGTGTCGATGGCAGCGGTGAGCGGATACCAGGAATATCAATCCCTGCGCCGTCCAGTGCCCGTATCAGTGACGTTATGAGGTGAGCATGGTTCATCGTGATATCGATTATGTCTTGCATCGCCTCGGTCAGAGATTCGATGGTTTCCTCTTGCGCGTTGTCATCGTGCATCTTCAATCCTCCCGTGTGTCATAGCGGTAATCACCATAGGCAGCTTCAGCGTCCATGATGTCCTCACTGACCCGCTCATGAGCGTACTTGATGATGGCTATGTCCTCGGCGTCTGAGGTCTCGACGCTGTAGCCGTTGTGCCGCACGTCCTCGATCCGCAAGTCATCGCCATCAGTCTCGTAGATCACTTCGACTTCCCAGGTTTCGTCCCCCCGCTCCAGCTCGTAATCAAAGTGGAGAGTGTACACCCCGCCGTATGCACCGTAGCCGTTCATGTGCTTGCTCCTCAGTTGTCCCAGTGGTGGTAGCCGGTGTGGTTCTCCCCTCGGCCCCTGTCGTAGGCGTCCTCGCGTTCCTCGTCGGCCCGCTCCACCAGCACCACCGCAAGCTCCTGCCAGTTGGTGTCGGTGTTGGTGCCGTACTTCACCCACCGCTTCAGGCCTTCCCAAGGCAGGGTGCGGAAGTAATCTCGGTCTTTCTTATGCATTGGTTTGCTCCTTCATTAGGCCCAGCGCATACAGGCGCTGGCGCAGGTGGTTGGGGCTGAAGTTCCACAGGCCAAGCACGTTTCGGCCATACAGAGCGCACTCCTTGTTAAGCTCTGCCTCAAGGGCGCGTAGCTCACGCTTGGCCTCGTCGTACTGGTGCAGCATGGTGAACACCTTGGGTTCGTCGGTCATGGTTTGCTCCTCAGTAGATTTCGATCTCGCGGCGGATACCCAAGCGATACTCACGGTACATCGAACCGCCGCGCTCTGTGTCGTCGTCGTCCTCACCGATCCGCACCATCTCCCAGTGCGCCTTGTGGGTTTCGTGTTCCTCTGTGTTGAACGCTTCCTCGAACTCCCGCACCGCAGCCCACGCTGCCTGCACGTATTCGTAATCATCGTACCACTTCACATCGTCGTACTTCACGGTCACGATGGGGCGGTCGTCGTATTCGAAGATGCTGCACCAGGCTTTCGGCCAGTGCTGCTCAATCCACGACACCACTTCGCTGGTCTCTGTCTCGCCCGCTGGGTAGAAGGCGAACGTCACATCACTACGGTATCCCATTGGTTTGCTCCTCAGATTAGCATCAGGATGAAAACACAGGCGACCAGTGCGGCCACCACGAAAACGGATTGCACGGGGGTCTCCATGTTACTCCACCCCCCGCGCACGGATGGCAGACTGCAAGTCTTCCTCGTCCTGCACCACATCCCACCGCGCAACGAACGCTTGCAGCCACTCCCACTGCGCCCCCACCACCAGAAGTAGTTCGTCGGCTGACATGAGGAGCAGGTTGTTCGTGTCGCAGTACTCAGTCAGCAGGTCAGTCAGTGCCTCAGTGCTGTTGCTGCGTTCGATATCGCCCAAGTCTGTTTCCTGTGTCATGTGCTTGCTCCTCAGTTGGCGAAGTAGATTGCCTTGGCCTCATCGATCGGCAGGTCAGACAGGTAGGTATAGGTGGGATACTTGGCCCGCATCGCGTCCAGCACCATCCAGTGCGTCTGCGGTTTCTTTACAGCCAGTTCCCAAACGCCAGCCACGTCAGGCTTGGTGAACAGCACCTTGGCCTTCATGGCGCGGGCGAAGTCCCTGTCGCGCAGCCACTGGTTGACCAGATCACCGCAGACCATTTCTAGGTTTTGCTCCAGTATGATTTGGTTCCTTCCCTCGTCACCGTAGACGTAGGGCTTGTAGGTCTCGCCGATCAGGGTGTTGAGGGTCTCAATGTCGGCATAGCCGCGCCCGCCCTCGCCGTGGAAGTCATCCGGCCCGCCGTGGCCACGGTTGGACACAGTCCCCCAGCGTTCACCGTCCACATACAGGACAGCCGTGTAGCAGTGGGTCTCCTCGCTGAAGTGTGCAACGCGCTTGATGTTGGACAGCGCGATGTGCGGTGCCTTGGTCAGTGTGATCGTCATGTGCTTGCTCCTCGGTTGTGCGGGTTGCTCCCGCTGCTAATTGTGTGACACGCTGTGTGTCACAGGTCAATGGGGTTTTTTACATTACGTCTCGTCTGCATCTTTTATGACAGTTCCTTGCCCTCGACGCCCAGCGCCTCGGATATCCAGGCCATCGCAGTCTTCACGTCATCTACACGGGCGGGGTTCGGCTCAGTGTCCTCCCAGTCCCAGATGGCCTCCCACACGGTATCCAGCCACGTTGCGGGGTTGTTCGCATTGGGTCGCATCTCAGCCTCCCTTCAGCATGGCACGAAGTTCAGCCTTCACACGGCGGGCCGTGTCGCCCTTCCATGTCGTGGCATTGGCAATGAAGTAGCAAACCACGTCCCTGCCATCATCGTAATAGAACTTGTCATTGATGCTGGTCAGCGCGCCCATCGCTTCTAGGTAAGGCACCGCGCCAAAGTAGGGCTTGGCCCAGTCGCGCTTGATCTCAGCAGCGATGACATAGAGGGGGCGGGTGGTGGTGGTGGTTTCAGTGGTGGTGGTCATTGGTTTGCTCCTCTTCCTGGTTTTAGTTGTGGGTGTCGGCCATCTTGGTGACGTAATGCACGGGGCGTTCGTACCGGCCCGCACTGTCGCGGGTGACGCTAACCCAGCGGCCGCCACTGGCAAGGCCCACTGTCTGCCCATAGTTGATGTTCACGCCCAGCGGCCACAGTTCGGTCAGGGCCTCGCTGTCCAGCGCCTCGTTCAAGGTATCGAACCAGTTCTGCCCCGTGCGGTTCAGGTCAATCACGCGCATCTCACTCTCCCTTCGGTTTGTCGTGGCCACGCAGCAGGGCGTGGATAAGCTTTGCCTCTTTCTTTCCGATCGGTTGGCGGCTGGCCTTGATGGCGCGGTTTACCGCTGTCTCGTTGTAGTTGCTCATATTGGTTCCTTTCACTTCAGCAGTTCGGCCAGCAGTGCGTCATCACTCAGCATGGCTAAGATTTTGTCCTGCGACATTGCGGGGTCAGTGACGCCGTAGAGCAGCCAGTTTGTGTTGGCCCTGCCACCGGCCTTGTCGGCCTCTTGCATGGTGGCGAAGCCGCCCACGGTGTGGATGATGCCTTCATCACCCCACAGTTCATAAGCAAACTTGCCGGTGGCGTTTGCGTCCTTGCCTGTTGACCAGCCCATGATGTTTACTCCCCCCTTTCGCGTCTGACAAAGCGGGCAGCAGCCAGCATCATCATTTGGATTTCATCAACGGTCTTGCCCTCGCTGATTTTGTCCTGCGCCCATGCCGCCAGATCAGCGGAGATTTCGGCCAAGTCCGAAACCAGGTTTTGCTCATCGCTCATAATCTTCTCTCCTCTGGGGCAGGGCACCGCGCCCCGTCCTGTTTTGGTATATGGGCCGTGTGTCACACGGCGTCAAGGGTAAAATCGAAAACTGATCGAAAATAATTTAAGTGTCTGATTTCGCAGGGTTGTTATGAAATGGTGTAAGGTATGTAAGGAAAACGGGAGGCGGTTCTTACATTAGTTTTGCGGGGAAAATGCAACAAAACCAGTGGGGTAGTAGTATAGTAAATAGTTTTGTAAAAGAGTAGGATTGTAAAAACGGAAATACGCCAGACTTTTTTTGTCGCACCCAGCAGTGTGCCACACAAGTGCGAGCCAGTTTTTCCGAAACCGAAAAAACCAAAATCCCGCTCGCACCTGTCTTACATTCCTACAGTTCTTACACCATTGAAAACAAAGCATTTTATTTTTACAATACATCTTACACAGCCCTCATTTCTTTACGTTTGTTTTTCCTGTTGCCACGAAAACCATAGCGTGCTAGTCGTGTGTTCACGACCACGGGGAACCGGAACCGCCGCCCACCTATGACGGTTCCCGCCCATCCCCAGTTCCTGGTTAGTGCCGTGCAATCTGAACCGATACCCGCGCCTTGCTGGCGGTGCCCATGCAAGCCCGACACGTGGCGCAATTGGTTGCGGCGGCCTTTTCCTTGCTGGCAGGGCAAACAGTCTCTAGGCCCTTCACGTTTTCAAATGGCTTAGCGGTGACGCGATACGTCCGGAACCCGCGCTTGTGTGCTGCCAGCATGTCGGCCAAGCTATCGGCACTGGCCATGACAAGCCGTGCCCAATCGGCACCGGCCGCGCGCCACTGGTGCGTGTATCCCGTCCAACCTAGGGCCTTGCTAGCGGCCGCTTGCCATATGCCGATAGGCGCGGCGAAGGGGTCGCCATAGGAACCAAAGCGCACCATGCGGCCCTCGCATAGGCTGGCAATCTCGGCCATAGTGGCGCGGGGATATATGCCGCGCTGATAGCCATTGAATACCGACAAGGGGGCTCGGAACGTCTTCACATAGCAGGGGACAAAGGCCTCACCGCTAGCCGTCACCGTGTCCCGCATAGCCGGCCGGTGTGGGCATTGACCACAGATGCTAGCATCGTCTCCCGTCTTCACGGCATGGTGTGGCGCGATATCCGATCGGATAATCCATGTCTGTATCATGTCGCCTGTCTTGGCGTTTGCGCTGCTATTCGCAAAGCCGGTGGCGATGACAACGATCGGTTGACCATCAATGCCGCTAGGGCCTTCGTACAGAATATAACCGTTTGGCTTAGACATGGTGATTACTCCCTTTTGTTAATTCAGCGCCAAGCGGTGCTGTAATCTTTGGTCAAGATACCGTTACGGTCTAGCTCAAAGCCGGTTTCTTGATCGGCTTGAAACTTACCTAATTGCAGCAACAGATCACTCTTCACCGCTTGAACCCAAAACGTATCATTGAAGTTATTGACTTCGACAATGACAGGGCCGCGATAGGCTTTGATCAATTTGATAAGTTGGCTGGCAATCACGGTGATTACTCCCCTGTTACTTGCGAAGTTGCTTTTCGGCTTGCAAGGCAAGCCCGTACACGTCCGGCATATCAGCGAGGCCCAACAGATTGAGCGCGTAGGTGACGGCGTCATCGTTGGCCATGGGCTGGCGGGCTTGGATATCGCGGGCAACACGTACCAACACGGTGACGGTGTGCAGCGATTTAGCGAGCGGCTTGGACATAGTGTTTACTCCCGTTTGATCTTTGTATCGGTGGGCGCAGATTGAACCGTGTCGCCGTGGCAGTTCGGTTCGGTGTTTGCCCGTTCGATGTTCCAAAGCTAGCCGGATGTGGCACACGTGGCAACAAGAAAATGAAAGAAACCCAAAAATAATTTATAACCCGTTGAGATCAAACGAAATAAATCTTCGCTTCCATGGTGACGCTAACCGATCGGAACCTAGCCAAGATCAGATAACGCGCGTGGGATTTATATATACCGCGCGCGTGTGTGACGTGTGTCGCGCATTACGCGCGCGCCTGGGTGGGGGTGTGCGCTCGCGCGCGCCTGGACGCGCACCCACCCGCCCCCGACCCCCCCTGTGGCACTTCGGAGTCCCAGCGATTTACATACATAGTATTATGCACAGTTATGACATCATTTTTTAAAATCCGACCTCCACCCCCCTTCGTTTTTCCCCCCAGCACCCCCACCCCCCTTCTATTAGGAAGACCCCCCGTCAGGAGTCCCAACCTCCTTGACGCCCCCCTAGGTATATTTTATTTATACCCTGCGCCTCGCCCCCCGTCCTCTCCCCGTGGTGTGCTGCGGATAACAGGAATAAACGTCGTCTGACCCACGACGGGCGCTCCAGCTTGCTTCTTGGCGGCATTTCGGTATAGCCCTCGCTCCCTCCCCTAACGGGGTAACCCGGATAATCAGCAGCATCGCCCGCTGCTGGGGGGCCGGACCCACTTTACAAGCTCTACCATACGCCCTTATAGGTAAGGTCTGCTCCCACAAACCGGACGCTGCGCATGCCTATTGCCAAGATCGAACCCACGGATAAGCATCCCGTCCCGTATTCGCTGGATGCCGATGAACCCGAGGACTATCTGACGCAGGTGCTGATCGCAGGGAACACCGCTGATGTACTTGAGCAGCTGGGTGCCCCCCTCGAAGTCGATGACAGCACGTTCCATAAAGAGAAGGCGCTGATTGATGCGGCATTGAAGGGGAAGAACCCCGACGCCTTGCGGCAGTATCCGGCAGCGGTAGCTGCATCTGCCTTCGTTAAGCGGTACGGAAGCAGCATCGCGCACGAAGTGTCCGAGGTGCGCACGGCCTTGACCAACAAGCTGCTTGAGATTGCCGACTGCGGAGACACCAAGCACGAACTGCGTGCGATTGAGCTGCTGGGTAAGCACGTCGATATCGGCCTGTTCACCGAGCGCAGCGAGATCAATATCAACTACAAGGACCCCGAGAGCCTGGAGAAGGCAATCAAGGAGCGGGTCAAGCGCCTGCTGAACGCAGACATTATAGATGTGACGCCTGTCGGGATCGACCTCGACGAGGAGCTAGGCGTGTTCGAAGGTCCCGACGAAGAGCCGGAGGGTGACGAGCCCGATGCTTAACGACATCTCCCTCATAGACATCCCCAAGATACTCCACAAGTTGCCGCCGCGCGAGCAGGAGCTCTTGCTGGCTGAGCTAGACAAGTTGGCCGAGATGAAGCAGCGCAAGCTGTCTCAGACCAAGTTCCTCGCCTTCGTGAAGGAGGTGTGGCCCGCGTTCATTGCTGGGAGGCACCATGCGAAAATGGCGGATGCGTTTGAGCGGGTGGCTCGGGGCGAGTGCAAGAGGCTTATTATTAATATGCCTCCTCGCCACACTAAGTCTGAGTTTGCCTCTTATCTATTGCCTGCTTGGTTTCTGGGGAAGTACCCGCACAAGAAGATCATCCAGTGCTCCCACACAGCTGAGCTCGCCGTCGGCTTCGGTCGTAAAGTCCGTAACTTGGTTGATACGGATGCCTACAAGGCGATTTTCCCTGATCTTGCGCTGGCATCCGACTCCAAGGCAGCAGGACGGTGGAATACCAACAAGCAGGGCGACTATTTCGCTATCGGTATTGGTGGTGCCGTTACCGGTAAAGGGGCCGACGTCCTCATCATCGACGATCCGCACAGCGAACAAGAGGCTGCGCTAGCCGAAGTGAACCCAGATATATACGACAAGACCTACGAGTGGTATACTTCCGGCCCCCGTCAGCGTCTGCAACCAGGTGGGTCTATCGTCATCGTCATGACGCGGTGGTCCAAGCGTGACCTGACCGGGCAGATATTGAAAGATGCAGCTGCCAACGAGAGCATTGGCGAGTGGGAAGTCATTGAATTTCCTGCCATTCTTCCCAGCAACAACCCGCTGTGGCCTGAGTTCTGGGAGTTGGACGAACTTCTGAAGGTCAAGCGCGACGTCCCTAACAGCAAGTGGATGGCGCAGTACCAGCAGAACCCCATCTCGGAGAGTGCTGCTATCGTCAAGCGCGAGTGGTGGAAGACGTGGGAGCGCGAGACGCCGCCGCAATGCGACTTCATCTTGCAAAGCTGGGACACGGCCTTCGAGAAGACGCAGCGAGCGGATTACTCCGCACAGACCACGTGGGGTGTGTTCTACCACCCCGACGATAACGGTATGGATCAGGCCAACATTATCCTGCTGAACGCGGGGCGGGACCGCGTGGAGTTCCCTACGCTCAAGCAGTGGGCTATCGACGAGTATAAAGAGTGGGACCCAGACAGCGTCATCATCGAGAAGAAGGCGTCGGGTGCTCCGCTCATCTATGAGCTGCGAGCCATGGGTATACCGGTGCAGGAGTTCACCCCGACAAGGGGTAACGACAAGATCAGCCGTCTGAACTCTGTGGCGGATATCTTCGCATCCGGAAGGGTGTGGGCCCCCGCTACGCGTTGGGCGGAGGAAGTCATTGACGAGGTGGCTGAGTTCCCTGCGGGTAGCCACGATGACTTTGTCGACACCGTCTCCATGGCGATGCACAGGTTCCGGCGCGGAGGCTATATATCTACTACGCTAGACGCAGAAGACGAACCGCTGTATTTTAAAAGCTCACGCAGGCAGGGGTATTACTGATGACCGAGGTCAAGGCGCTGTTTCCCATTGGCAAGACCCAGTGGTCGAAGTGGAAAGACAAGCAGAAAATTGCCTTCAACGAGGCCCGTGAAGCAGGTGTGCCGTTTGCTGACGCCGTCGCGGCGGCTAACTCCATCAAGAGCGGTGGTCTGCTGGGCGTCCTCAAGGACGTGGCTGAAGTGGCGGAGACCGCCGCTGGCGTGGCTGCCTCGCTGAACCCAGTTGTCGGTGTAGCAACTACGCTCGTCCGTGCTACCCGCAAAAAGGCATAACCCATGGCAATCGACAAGTCTCTCAATCCTGCCCCAACGGGGCTGACTGCTATGCAGCCGACGCTGGACATCGACGAGCAGTACGCCGAGCCCACGCCACCTGATATGGACGGCTTGGAGATTGAGATTGAGGACCCAGAGAGCGTTACCATCGGCACTGGCGACATGGAGATCATCATCGAGCCCGATGACGACGAGGAAGACTCCGAGTTTGACGACAACCTTGCAGAAGACCTCGACGAGGGGCAGCTGACCGAGCTGGCAGGTGACCTGCTGGGTGAGTTTGATGAGGACATCAGCAGCCGCAAGGACTGGATACAGACCTACGTAGACGGCCTTGAGCTGTTGGGTATGAAGGTCGAGGACCGCACCGAGCCGTGGCCCGGTGCCTGCGGTGTGTATCACCCGCTCCTGTCTGAAGCTCTGGTCAAGTTCCAAGCTGAGACCATGATGGAGACGTTCCCGGCGCAGGGGCCGGTGCGGACCAAGGTCATCGGACGCGAGACTCCTGAGAAGCGTGACGCGGCTACCCGCGTGCAAGACGACATGAACCACCAGCTGACCGACGTCATGGTGGAGTATCGGCCCGAGCATGAGCGGATGCTGTGGGGTCTGGGTCTGTCGGGTAACGCCTTTAAGAAGGTCTACTACGACCCGAGTCTTGGCCGCCAGACGGCTATGTATATCCCTGCCGAAGATGTGGTGGTGCCTTACGGTGCCTCTAACCTTGAGACGGCAGAGCGCGTCACTCACGTGATGCGTAAAACACCTAACGAACTCAAGAAGTTGCAGGCTAGTGGCTTCTACCGTGAGGTAGACCTGCCGGAGCCCAGCGACGTGCTGGACGAGGTTGAGAAGGCCATCGCGGAGAAAATGGGCTTCCGCGCGTCCAGTGACGACCGCTACAAACTGCTGGAGATGCACGTCGACCTCGTTATCGAGGACGACAAGTTCGCCAAGGACGAGGCTAAAGCGGGTATCGCTGTCCCCTACGTGGTGACCATCGACAAGGCGACGGAGACGGTGCTGGCCATCCGGCGCAACTGGAACCCAGACAACGACCTCAAGCAGAAGCGCAACCACTTCGTACACTACTCATACGTGCCGGGGTTTGGCTTCTATGCCTTCGGCCTCATCCACCTCATCGGTGCCTTTGCCAAGTCGGGCACCAGTCTTATCCGTCAGCTGGTTGATGCAGGCACGCTGAGCAACCTGCCCGGTGGCTTCAAGACCAAGGGTCTGCGGGTCAAGGGTGATGACACCCCCATCGCTCCGGCTGAGTGGCGCGACGTCGACGTGGCGTCGGGTACGATGCGCGACAATATTATGCCGCTGCCGTATAAGGAGCCGAGCCAAGTCCTCTACAGCCTTCTGGGTACCATCGTAGAGGAAGGCCGTCGCTTCGCTGGCGCTGCTGATATGAAGATCAGCGACATGTCGGGTCAGGCTCCGGTCGGCACGACGCTGGCTATCCTTGAGCGCACCCTGAAGATGATGTCAGCGGTGCAGGCGCGCATCCACTACGCGATGCGGCAGGAGTTTAAGCTCCTCAAGGTCATCATTGCTGACTATACGCCAGCGACGTATAGCTACGAGCCGGAAGAAGGTAGCCGCAAGGCCAAGAAGTCCGACTACGACAGCGTCGACGTCATCCCTGTGTCGGACCCCAACGCCGCCACTATGGCGCAGAAAATCGTCCAGTATCAGGCGGTTATTCAGTTGGCGCAGTCGGCTCCGGGCATCTACGACATGCCCTATCTGCACCGGCAGATGCTCGAAGTGCTGGGTATTAAGAACGCCCAGAAGCTGGTCCCGATGCAGGACAGCGACGAGATGAAGCCGCGTGACCCAGTGTCCGAGAACATGGACATCTTGAACATGAAGCCGGTGAAGGCGTTCCTGTACCAAGACCACGAAGCGCATCTTGCCGTCCACATGGCGGCTATTCAAGACCCGAAAATCCAGCAGATGGTGGGGCAGAGCCCCAACGCACAGACCATCATGGGGGCTATGACGGCTCACATGCAGGAGCATCTGGCGTTTGAGTATCGCCGTCAGGTCGAGTTGCAGGCCGGTGTGCCGCTGCCGCCGCCCAATGCTGAGATGGACGAGAAAACTGAGCTGGAGGTGTCTCGTCTGGCCGCTGCCGCTGCCCAGCAGCTGCTCCGGAAGAACCAAGGGGAAGCTGCACAACAGCAGGCTCAACAACAGGCACAGGACCCCATCGTCCAGATACAGATGCAGGAGCTTCAGATTAAGCAGGGTGAGCTCAAGCTCAAAGAACAGCAGTTCGCTGTCACTGCCGCCGAGAAGGCAGACAAGCTCGACATCGAGCGCGAGCGTATTGCAGCACAGAAGGAGATCGCTGGTCTGCAAGTCGGTGCCAAGATCGCTACCGACAAAGCACGGATATCTTCCGACGAGCAGCTGGAAGGGCTGCGTGTGGGCGTCCAAGTCGCCCGCGAGAGTATGACAACGGCGCAACCCGCGCCGCAAGTGCCGGCCAAACCCGGCAAGGAGACTGAATGAGCAACGACATCTTCCGCTACCTAGCGGACAAAAACAACGAGGAGATCAAAATCCTCTCTGACGATTTGGCGCGTGGGCACGCCAAAGACCACGGGGAATACAAATACGCCGCCGGCGTAATCCGTGGGTTGATGATGGCTAACAGCTTCATCGCTGAAACTGCCCAACGACTGGAGAATGATGATGACTGATACAGAGGACAAAACTCTGTTCGACGACCTACCTACCCTGCGGAAGATGACCAACGTCGAGGCGGCCAACCAGCCAGCCGAAGACAAACCCAAGCAGTTGCCAGAACCGATGGGGTACCGCATCCTGTGTGCTGTTCCGGACATCGAAGAGAAGACCTCTGGGGGTATCATCAAGGCAGATGTCACCCGCCACTACGAAGAACTTCTGACCACCGTGCTGTTCGTGCTGAAAATCGGCCCGGACGCCTACAAGGATGCCAAGCGGTTCCCTTCTGGGGCGTGGTGCAAGGAAGGTGACTTCGTTTTGGTGCGCCCGAACTCGGGTACGCGGGTGAAAATCCACAACCGAGAGTTCCGCATCATCAATGACGACAGCGTTGAAGCTGTTGTGGACGACCCGCGAGGCATCTCGCGCGCCTAACGGGGGCGTTTTCCCGTACAAAGGAGAGAAGTGATGGCTACTAAGCCTGCTGATGACGACTTCCAGTGGGAAGTCGAAGCTGAAGACGCCGAAAATACCCAGTTGGAGGTCGTAGACGATACTCCGGAGGCTGACAGGGGCCGTGAGCCCATGCCGAAGGAGATTGTCGAGGAGCTGGAGAACGACGAGCTCGAAGAATACTCCGACAAGGTTAAAACCCGCCTTAAGCAGATGAAAAAGGTCTGGCACGACGAGCGCCGGGAGAAGGAGCGCGTGCTCCGTGAGCAGCAAGAGGCTGTTAATGCCGCTCACCGCCTGTTGGATGAGAACCGCCGCCTGAAAAGGACGTTGTCGGAAGGCGAACAGTCGCTTGTCGGCAGCTATAAGCAGACCGCCGAGTATGAAATCGACGCTGCCCGCAGGGCCTACCGCGATGCGTACGAGTCTGGTGACGCTGACAAGGTTGTCGACGCTCAAGAAAAGCTCTCGCGGGCTACTTTGAGGCTTCAGCAGGTCGAACAGTATCGGCCTACTTTACAGCAGCTGGAAACTGAGGTAGACATTGTACCGCAGCAGGTGCAACAGCCCCGGCTCGACCAGAAAACGGTTACGTGGCAAGAGCGTAATACGTGGTACGGGACCGATCCGGAGATGACTGCATCGGCTCTCGGGCTTCACCAGAAGCTCGTTAATGAACGTGGTCCACAGTACGTGGGCACCGACGAATATTGGGCAGCCGTCGACAAAACGATGCGCCGCCGTTTCCCCGATTACTTCGGGGATGAAGAGGCTCCGAAAACCTCTTCGCGCGAAAACAAGAGCGCGAATGTCGTAGCTCCTGCTTCACGCAGCCGGTCCCCCAAAAAGATTGTGCTGAAACAGTCCCAGCTGGCCATCGCCAAGAGGTTGGGTCTTACTCCCGAGCAGTACGCTCGTGAACTCATGAAGACGGAGAACTAATATGACTCGTAGCACTACTTCCCTTGACGATGTCATGGAAACTCTCGGTGAAGCGCGTGCGCCTCGCCAGACGCGTGAAGAAACAAAGCGTGTTCAGTCTTGGGCCCCAGCTTCAACGCTGCCTGAGCCTGACAAGCAGCCGGGTTACGCCTATCGCTGGATTCGTGTCTCCACGAACGGTGAGAAGGACCCCCGGAACATTTCGGCCAAGCTGCGCGAAGGTTGGGAACCTGTTAGCATTAGCGAGCAACCCAAGTTTAGCCTGATGGTCGATCCGGACAGCCGCTTCAAGGACAACGTCGAAGTCGCAGGGTTGCTGCTTTGCAAAGCCCCGATGGAACTGATGAACCAGCGTAAGTCTTATTTCTCTGGTAAAAATCAGTCTCAGATGGAGTCAGTGGACAACAACTTTATGCGCGAGAGCGATGCTCGTATGCCTCTCTTCCGCGAGAAGAAGTCATCGACATCATTTGGCAAAGGCAGATAACAGGAGCTAATTATGGCTTATCCCGCTGTTGAAGCCCCATACGGGCTTCTCCCGATTAATCTTATCGGCGGTCAGGTGTTTGCCGGGTCCACCCGTCAGATTCCGATTGCTGTCAACTCAGCTACGGCCATCTTCTATGGTGACGTCGTCAAGTTGATCAGCGATGGTACTCTGGAAAAGGACACCGGTACGAGCGCCGCTACCCCGGTAGGTGTGTTCCTTGGTTGCACCTACGTCGATCCGACGTTTGGTCTGACCTTCCGTCAGTACTACCCCGGTACCACGAACATCAACGGCATCACGGCCTACGTGCTGGACGATCCCGATGCGCTGTTCAAGGTCGCCGTGGTTTCGAGCGGCACCACCATGAGCTTTGTGAACCGTACTTCGGTCGGTAACAACGCTGTTCTGGTGCAGAACTCGGGCCAGACGAGCACCGGCAACAGCCGCGTGGCCGTTAGCTCGACCACCGCAACCACTTCAACGTGGCCGGTGCGCGTGGTGGACGTTATCCCTGACACCGCTAAGGCGGGTAACCCCGGTTCCTACACCGAGGTTATCGTCAAGTGGAATCAGGGTATGCACCAGTACCTCAACCCAACCGGCGTGTAAGGAGACTGAACAATGGCAATTTCACGCGCACAGCTTCTCAAGGAGCTTCTGCCGGGTCTGAACGCCCTGTTCGGCCTCGAATACGCACGCTACGGCGAAGAGCATAAGCAAATCTTCGAAACGGAAAGCTCTGAGCGTTCGTTCGAAGAAGAAACCAAGCTCTCGGGCTTCTCGGCTGCGCCGGTGAAGAACGAAGGTTCGGCCATCGCTTATGACAACGCGCAGGAAGCTTGGACGGCTCGCTACAACCACGAGACGATTGCTCTCGGGTTTTCCATCACGGAAGAAGCCATCGAAGACAACCTGTACGACTCGCTGTCGGCCCGCTACACCAAGGCACTTGCTCGTGCCATGGCGTACACTAAGCAGACCAAGGCTGCGGCTGTCCTGAACAACGGCTTCGACTCCGATTACCCCGGCGGTGACGGCGTGGCCCTGTTCTCGGCTTCGCACCCGTTGGTCGGTGGCGGCACCAACTCGAACATCCCCAGCACCCCGGCTGACCTTAACGAAACCTCGCTTGAGGCTGCGGTCATTCAGATTGCTGCGTGGACCGACGAGCGTGGCCTGCTGATCGCGGCTAAGCCGAAGAAGCTGGTTGTCCCGCCGAGCCTGATGTTCGTTGCGACTCGACTGCTGGAGACCGAACTCCGCGTGTCGACCGCCGACAACGACATCAACGCCATCAAGTCGAACGGTGCTATTCCTGAAGGGTACACGGTCAACCACTTCCTGACCGACCCGGACGCATGGTTCCTGACGACCGATGTGCCGAACGGCCTGAAGCACTTTGTTCGTACGCCGATGGCGCAGAACATGGATGGTGACTTCGACACCGGCAACGTTCGCTACAAGAGCCGCGAGCGTTACAGCTTCGGATGGTCTGATCCTTTGGGCATGTATGGCTCAGAGGGCGCTGCCTAAGCTAAGTCCTAGGGAAGTTTAGGACTTCGAGACCCCCCGGCGAAAGTCGGGGGGTCTTTTCTTTGTATCTGTGTCGTGCTACAAGTACGTCACTAGGTGTTTAACCCGTGTCGACTGCCCTAGCAGACGTAGTAGCGACGGCATGGGTAGGTGCTACTACACGGAGATAAATAATGGCGAATACCACGTTCAACGGTCCGGTACGTTCTGAGAACGGCTTCGAGACCATCTCGATCAACTCGTCGACCGGTACGGTTACCGTCACCTCCACCCTTGGCCCTGCCATGTCGGTTACTTCTCTGGCGGCAACTGGCGCTGTCACGGCAGCTTCGGTATCGGCAACTGGCAACGTCACGGCTGACAGCAACGTCGCGCTTGTCGCTGGCGGCGCTTCTGCGTTCATCGCAACCAACACGGCTGCTGGCATGGGCATGTACATCGGTTCAGGCGCTCCGACCGTGGCTGCTGCCAAGGGTTCGATCTATCTGCGTAGCGATGGTAGCTCGACGTCGACCCGTCTGTACGTTTCGGATGGTGGCACCACTTGGATCGCCGTAACCACCGCATCGTAATAGCTCGATAGGAGGGCCACCCCTATGGGTATGCAATACGATGTCAAATCCCAACACCGGTCTACTTCAGGTGTTATATACGGTTCCCGCACCCGTCTGAAGGGGGCTATCCTCTCCGCTAACGCAGCTGCGGCAGCGAGGAACGCCCTTTTCATGGACAATAATCCGCAAGCGGGTACGTATAATATCGTATCCACTACGATGACGGTTACGGTGGCAAATAGTCTCGTTGCTGGTGATACGGTATGGATGGATTTCACCAGCGGTAGCGGCGTGGACGACAAGTACACCGTTCTTACGGCTAATGCCACTTCCTTCACGGTTACTACGGCGGCATCTGGTACGGGTAACGTGAATGTCTACATGACCGTCTTGCTGGAAGCCGATAGCTATAACGCTGTGGCGTATTCTATCCTTGTTCCCGGCGAAGGCATCCTTGCTGAAAACGGGATTTACGTGGGATTGCCCGCTAACATAACTGTTACAGCCTTCTACGGGTGACATATGCAAGCAGTCAAAGGCTTCGATATGGCGGGAAAAGGGGTCTTCATCGGCCTCCCCGCCTACGACTTCAAGGTGTCTCTGAAGCTTGCGGTCTCGCTTGCCCGCTTCGCGCAGCTGGCCCCTAAGCACGGTATCGACATCAACATCGGCAGCGTCTGTGGCTGCTCAGTGGTCTCTCGGGCGCGCAACCTGCTGGTGCAGGACCTGCTGGAGTCGGATGCTGACTACCTTATGTTTATCGACTCGGACATCAACTTCGAGCCCGAAGACATCCTGCGCCTAATGGCGTGGGCGCAAGACCCCAAGAAGGGTATCGTGGCGGGTGTCCCCCGCGTCCGTGACGTACAGAAAACCTACATCGCAGACCTCGACTATGATGAGAATGGCGAGCTGACGATGAACGGTATGGGCCTTGTTCGGGCTACGCGCGTAGCCACAGCGTTCATGCTGATTCAGCGCAAGGTCATCGAGGACATGATCGCCGCGCACCCAGAGTGGAAGTACTACGACAAGCGCTGCGGCAAGACGGTCCCAGCTCTGTTCGACTTCAAGCTCACCGACGAGGGTTACATGGGCGAGGACTTCCTGTTCTGCGACCGTGCCCGCGAGCTGGGTTATGAAGTGTGGGTCGACCCGACCATCAGCCTCGGCCACATGGGTGTGCAGGAGTACACCGGTAACTATGGGGACGACGTCCTCTACCCGATGGTCGTTCCGCAGAAGGATGTAGCATGAAGAAGCGTTACGCTGACGGTGGTGGGGTAGACGAGGAACTCGTCGTCGAGGGTATGCGCCCTCAGAACTTCAACCTTGCTTCTCTGAATCGTGGCTCGTCCAGCGGCGGTATGGGTCCGATGATGCCGGGTGGCGGTGGTGGTATGGCTGGTCCTGCAATGGGCTCGGCTCCGGCTCCGGCTCGTGCTCCTATGCCGATTGCCCGCACTGCTGGTTATCTTGGCCCTACCATTCGTGGGGAAGGCGGCGAGCGTGTGTCCCTTGGCGTTGGCCGCCGTGGCGCTATTGGCGCTGGTGCAGCTATCCCATTCAAGAAGGGCGGCAAGGTCAAGAAGATGGCCAAGGGCGGTTCTACGGCCTCTAAGCGCGCAGACGGCTGCGCCACCAAGGGTAAGACTAAAGGAAGGTTCGTCTGATGGCTAAACTTGATCCTCTCAAAGTGTTGCTCGGTCCTCTCGCTGGGGGGACCATCTACGACTCACCCGCCGCGCATCTTTTTGGTATTAAAGACCCAGAGGAAGTTCGTCGCCTCCGTGCTGCGGAAGAAGCTGAAGCAGAAAAGAAGGCTGCTGCCGCCAAAAGCGGCATGAAGCCGGCTGGTGGCATGAAGCGCGGCGGCACGGTCAAGAAGATGGCCAAGGGCGGTTCCACCGCTTCCAAGCGTGCCGATGGTTGCGCCACCAAGGGCAAGACGAAAGGACGGTTCGTATGATGAAGAAGCGCAAGTTCGGCTCGGGCGGTATGCCGTCGATGAAGGAGTCGATGGAGTCGGGCAACCGTGTCTCGCGTCAGGTTGGCGCTGAGACCAAAAAGCTCATGCCCGCTACGCGGAGCACCCGCCCGTCAGTTGGCGACGCCATCGCTTCAGGTAACCGCATGTCCAAGAAAAATGCCGAGGACATGAAGGCCGTGAAGAAGTACGCCGCTGGCGGTAATATAAGCAAACAGATACAGAGCTCCATAGCCGCCAATACACCCAAGCCAATGGGGCAAACTACTGCTGCCTATGGGGCCGATCTGCGCGAGCAGGTCAAAGCGGGAAAGATGACCAACGCTCAAGCTCAAGCGGCTCAGAACGCTTTTGTAAAGCAGCAGGTGGCAGCGCGGAGCGCTGCTGACGCGAAAGCTACCGATATGGGTGGCATAGGAGTAGCGCCAAAGCCGGGTTTCCAAAACCCACCCAGTAGGCAGCTGACAGCGCCGACAGGTCCTGCACCAGTGAGCCGTGGTATTCTTGGCACACAGCGTCCCGGAATGACGCCGATGCCAACGGTGGGGCCGCCGCCGAGTCCTAGTATCCGAACATTACCCGGTATGACACCGCCAAAGTCGAGCGCGCCATACATGCCAACTGCAACAGCGCCGACAGGTCCTGCACCAGCAGGTCCGCCAACAACACCCGCCGCTGCGATGCGTATGAAAAAGGGCGGTAAGGTCAGTAAGCCGATCAAGAAGATGGCCAAGGGCGGCTCCGTTAGCTCGCGTGCTGACGGCTGCGCGGTGCGCGGTAAGACAAAGGGGAAAATCTGCTAATGGCTAAGTCCCCGGCTTGGACGCGTAAGGAAGGCAAGAACCCCAAGGGTGGCTTGAACGCCAAGGGGCGTGCGTCGGCCAAAGCTCAGGGGATGAACCTCAAGCCGCCGGTATCAGCTAAGGAAGCAGCGAAGTCACCAAAAGCTGCGGGGCGTCGTAAGAGCTTTTGCGCTCGGATGTCAGGTATGCCGGGACCTATGAAAGACGAGAAGGGCCGCCCAACGCGTAAAGCGCTCTCGCTTCGTAAATGGGATTGCTGACATGACTGACGACGCAAAAACTGCGCTTGATGCGGCTTCGGTGTTCACCGTCGTTGGAACTTTAATGGACGTGCTTCCGGCTGTTGCCGCCATCTTCACCATCATCTGGACTAGCATCCGTATCTATGAGACAGCTACGGTGCAGAAACTCCTCGGAAAGGACTGACATGCCTAGCAAGACCCCCAAGCAGAAGAGCTTCATGGCAGCAGTCGCTGCTAACCCCAAGTTCGCCAAGAAGGTGGGCGTCCCTTCCAAGGTCGGTAAGGAGTTCGCCATGAAGGACAAGAAGATGGCCGATAAGACCGGTCGTGCGATGACCAAGAAGTCAGCTGACACGATGGGCCGTGCGATGCCGAAGATGGCCTCGGGCGGTGCATGTAAGGCCGCTGGCGGTAACGTGTCGAAGCGCGCTGACGGCGTTGTCAAAAAGGGCAAGACCGACACCAAGATGCCGAAGATGGCCATGGGCGGTTACGCCAAGGGCGGAAAGAGCTGCTGATATGCGACCGAGTCGGGGTATGGGTGCCATGAAGGCATCCAAGATGCCAAAGGCGAAGACTATTCGTCGGAAGGACAACCCCGACGAGGTCACCATGTACGCCAAGGGCGGCAAGGTTAAGGCAAAGCGCATGGCCGAAGGCGGCAGCACCAAGGACGCGTGCTACTCCAAGGTCAAGGCGCGCTACAAAGTCTTCCCTTCCGCCTATGCCTCGGGTGCTATCTCCAAGTGCCGTAAGGTCGGTGCCAAGAACTGGGGTAACAAAGGTGGCAGTTCGTAAGACCGAGAAAGGCGCTTCGCTTAAGCGCTGGTTCCAAGAAGACTGGAAGGACGTCCGTACGGGTAAAGCCTGCGGGCGTCAGCCGGGTGAGAAGCGCGGCACACCTTACTGTAGACCCAGCAAGCGTATTTCTGATAAGACCCCCAAGACGTCGTCAGAGATGACTCCCACGGAGAAGAAGACGCGTATCGCTCAGAAGAAACGGTTGGGGCAGCCTCCCGGTGCGCCTAAGCGTGTACAGGCAGCGCGGAGACAGAAATGACCACCAAGGCGACGAAAGGCAAGTAAGATGGGCAAGCAGTTACCCGGTATGCAATCTCCAATGCCCGGTGGTGTTACCCCCGGCCAGCCGACGCAGCGCGGTGCACTTGGCTCGTTAATGGGCGGAGGCCAGCAGCCTACGCAGCGCGGTGCATTTGGCTCGTTAATGGGCGCAGGCCAGCAGCCGAGGCCAGCGGTGGGTCATCACGGAATGCCGAACAGCGCGATAGCGCCGCCGATGCAGCAGCAGCCTACGCAGTTGCCTCGGAGCGTTGCCCAGAACCTCGGGGCATCAAACCGAGCGTTTCAAGATTACCAAGCTCAAATGGCTTTGCAACAGCAGATGCAGGCTCCGACGTTTGCGCCAAATGACCCGAGATATGCGTTCGGCCCGGGCGGTCAGCAGATGCAGCAAAGCCTCAATCAGGTAGGCGGGCAGCAGCAGATGCTGGGGTTCTCTCCTGAGCAGATGCAGCAGTTTATGCAGATGCCAGCAGCTTCAGACTTCATGCGTCAGCAGCAGCAGCAGATGCAGCAGATGCAGCAGATGCAGCAGATGCAGCAAAGCCTCAATCAGGTAGGCGGGCAGCAGCAGCCGCAGATGCCGCCGCAGCAGCCAGCGTTCAACCCCACGCAGGCCATGAACTCGTTCAGCGCCGATTTGGCCCGCCGGGTGAAGTCGGGGGCGATGACCACGCAGCAGGCGCAGCAGGCTCAAAGTCAGTTCCGCAATCAGGTCCAGATGAACACGCAGACGCCAGCGTTCAACCCCACGCAGGCGCGTCAGCGTGCTGAAGGTATTGCGCGGAATATCATGCAGGGTGTTATGGCACCGCCGCCACCTCCTAGGTTCAACATGGGCGGCGAAGCGATGGAAGACCCGCGTATGCAAGCCATGCGCTACATCCAGCAGTTGGCTAATCAGCAGCGGGGTTACTAATGACCACTAGCGGCACATCCACGTTCAACCTCAACCTTAACGAGCTCTTCGAAGAGGCGTTCGAGCGTTGTGGCGTGGAGATGCGCACCGGTTACGACTTCCGCACGGCGCGGCGCAGCCTGAATATCCTGACCATCGAGTGGGCGAACAAGGGTATAAACCTGTGGACAGTTGAGCAGGGCTCCATCCCCATGGTGCAGGGGCAGATCACCTATGAGCTGCCTGTGGATACCATTGACCTCATCGAGCACGTCATCCGTACGCAGTCGGGGCAGCAGGGTCAGACCGACATCAACATCAACCGCATCTCTGTGGATACTTATTCCACCATCCCGAACAAGAACGCGCAGGGTCGGCCTATTCAGGTGTGGATCAACCGCCAGTCAGGCGCGACCTATCCGCCGGGTGGACGCCCAGCAGGGACGAACACCACCACAGGCGTGGACCATCCGCAGATCAATGTCTGGCCGGCTCCGGAGCAGAGCAACTACTACACGTTCGTCTACTGGCGGCTGCGGCGCATCCAAGATGCTGGCACCAACGGCCTCGTGACGCAGGACATCCCCTTCCGCTTCATCCCGTGCCTTGTGGCCGGTCTGGCGTATCACCTGTCGCTGAAACTGCCCGGTGCGCTGGAGCGGTCTATGGGCCTCAAGGCAATGTACGACGAGCTGTGGCTGGAAGCATCGGACGAGGACCGCGAGAAGGCCCCGCTACGTATCGCCCCACGCCAGTATTTCCGATAAGTTATGCCCCATGGCCCATTGTTCTTGGCATGGGCTGCGGGGTTTTTCGACGGCGAAGGCTCTGTTTTTGTTGAGATATCCAAGAACAAAAACACTCGGCGTAGAGTACGTAACTTGCTAACCGCGTCCGTTACTCAGACGTCTACACCGTGTCTGAATCTGTTCGAGGAGCATTTTGGCGGTAATATAACGCCGATAACCAAGAGTCGGCGGCACCACATGAACAACTCTGTATGCTACGTGTGGCGCGTACGCAGTAAAGATGCGATAGCGTTCCTTGAAGCCATAGCCCCTTATGTGGTAGTGAAGAAGGAGCAAGTAGAGTTAGCGCTCCAGTACCCACTTACGTCGGCAGACGGTAGGAAATATGCGGGTCCCTATAACCCCCTACCTGACGAGGTTCATAACCGTCGTATGGAGATTGGGCAAAAACTCAGAGACATCCGGGCGTCGATGAAGACGGCTTCGGCAGTGAAGGAGGATATAAGTGCCTAATCGCTTTGCCTCCGGCAAAAGGGCAATCTCACAGTGCGACCGCTGTGGGTTTCGCTACAAGCTCAAAGAGCTCAAGCAGCTCGTTATCAAGACGAAGAACGTCAACATCTTGGTGTGCCCCACGTGCTGGGAGCCGGATCAGCCTCAGTTGCAGCTGGGCATGTACCCCGTGGATGACCCGCAGGCGCTGCGCAATCCACGTCCGGATACGACATACTACCAAGCCGGTCTCACAGGCTTGCGGGAAGAAACGCAGGGCGAAGTGCCTAACGACAACGTGCTGGCATCTGGCACGCCATCGGGCGGTAGTCGCGTCATCGAATGGGGCTGGGCCCCGGTCGGACTTAATAACCCCTTGGGTTTATCTGGCCTGCAAAATGCGCTATTGATGCAGGGTCAGGTAGGCACTGTGACGGTAACGACGGAGAACTAAGATGGCTAAGGGTGGTAAGACAAACGCGCAGATGCTGGCGATGGGTCGTAACCTTGCCAAGATCGCCAACCAGAAGTCGGGTAAGAAGCCGACCAAGGATATGGGAAAGGTGAATAAAAATGGCTAACGGTACTCCGAAGAAGGTCGCTATCGGCCCGAACAATAACGGCTATCCGAACAACATCGCCAACACTCAGACCCAGAAGACGCGCGGCACAGGCGCGGCCACCAAGGGTACCGGGCACAGCAAGAAGATGGGCTGATGAACTACGCGCAGCTGTTCGAGACGATCAAGGGGTACGTTGAAAACGACTTCCCCAACACCTCGTGGACCGACTCCACGGGCTCGGGAACGGTTACCCTGACGTCCACCGAACAGATCGACACGTTCATCGTCAACGCCGAAGAGCGTATCTTCAACGCGGTTCAGCTGCTGGACCTGCGCAAGAACGTCACCGGCAACTGCACACTGGGTAACAAGTACCTCACAGTGCCCTCGGATTGGCTGGCCAACTTCTCCATGGCCGTCATCGACGGGGACGGGAACTACGAGTACCTGCTGAACAAGGATGTGAACTACATCCGGGGGGCGTTCCCGAACCCCAACACGCAGGGGCTGCCGACCCACTACGCCTACTTTGACGAGAACTCGTACATCCTTGGCCCCACGCCCGACGCTAACTACGCTGTAGAGCTGCACTATTTTTACTACCCGCCGTCCATCACGACTGCGGGTACCTCGTGGCTCGGGGACAACTTTGAGAGCGTGCTGCTCTATGGCGCTCTGCTGGAGGCGTATACCTTCATGAAGGGTGAGGCCGACGTGCTAGCTGGGTACCAGAAGCGTTACGACGACGCACTTGCTCTGCTGAAGCAGCTGGGCGAAGGTAAAAATCGTGAAGACATGTATCGCAGCGGCCAAGTCCGCTACCCGGTGAGGTAATATGTTTAGCGCACTCGCAGGCGGTGATATCGGCAGCGTCATGGTTATGACGACGGAGGGGCGTGGCTTCACCCCCGAAGAGATTGCCGAGCGCGCGCTTGATAAGATCATCTACGTGGGAAGTCAGACACACCCGGCTATCCGCGAGCAGGCCGAAGCCTTCAAGGACAACATCCGTCAGGTGCTTGTGCACTATATGCACGAGGCTGTGCGGTCGCATAACGTGACTCTGGTGAACAAATTTAAACAAGCGGGTCATCCAGAGCTGATCCCGATCCTCGACGCGTAAGGATACCTTAAGATGGCAATTACCCAAGCAATGTGCACTAGCTTCAAGGCGGAAATCCTCCTTGCGGTTCATGACTTTCGCGCTACCGGTGGCGACACCTTCAAGCTGGCGCTGTACACCTCGTCGGCCAGCATCGACGCCAACACCACGGCGTATAGCGCGTCGAACGAAGTATCGGGCACCAACTACACGGCTGGCGGCGGTACGCTGACCCGTCTGGGCGTTGTGACGTCAAACAACACGGCTTCGACCGGTGTCGGCTTCACCGACTTCTCGGACCTGACCTTTGCCAACGCGACCATCACGGCGCGCGGTGCGCTTATCTACAACAACACGCCTTCGGCCAACTCGAACGCCAACACCACGCTGACCAACGCAGCTGTGGCGGCTCTGGACTTCGGCTCGGACAAGACCTCGACGGACGGTGACTTTACTATCATCTTCCCGACGGCGACCAACACGACGGCCATCATTCGGATTGCTTGATGATTGAAGAGCTCATCAGCCGGGTGTTCTACGCCCGTAACGTAGCTCATTTTGAGCACTGGACCGCTAACGGCGTCGGTGCCTTCTCGCGTCACCAAGCGCTGGGTACCTTCTACGAAGAGGTCATTGAGGCTCTGGATAAGCTGGTAGAGGCATATCAGGGTGCGTTCGAGCTTGTTGGCCCGGTGCGCGCCCCCAAAACCAAGGCGTCGGACATCCAGCTTATCCTCGTTGAGGACGCAGAGTGGATCGAGAAGAACCACGAGAAAATCTGCAAGGGCAACCGCGCAGTGGCCAACCTCATTGACGGCGTGACTGAGGTCTACCTCACCACGACCTACAAGCTACGGAACCTGATGTGAGCTTCTGGGACCGCTTCGAAAGCAACCGCGACGGCATTGAGGACACGGTCGAGTTCACGATCCGCATTGCCGTTATGACGCTTGCGATGGTTATGGTCGCCGTGGTCAGTGCGCTGATGTTTGGCCTGTTTCACAAGGACGTGGACAACTCGGAAATATTTGCACTTATTGGACCCGCGTTCAACACCATCGTCGGTGCGTTCGTCGGCCTGCTGGGTGGCCTGAGCCTCAACGCCAATGCGCGTGACAAGTCGGCGGAACCCGCCCCGGTTGAGCCTGAACCAGACCCAGAAGTCGGTGAGTTTAATCCTGTGCCGTTGGTCCGTCCTACTGAGCCTGAGGCCGACGATGACGATGACGATGACATGGCCCCGTGGGAGAAGTACCGCAACGATCTGCGCTACGATGCCAATGGCGACGGCGTGGTGGATGAGGACGACTTCCCGGATTGGCGTAATCCGGGGGCGTAATGACCGGCAATCTCTCCACAGTTGAACTGATTGGTCAGCTCTGGCCGGTCGTGCTGGCGTTCATCTCGTTGACGATCATCCTTGCCAAGATGGACGTGCGCCTTGGCGTGGCGGAGGAGAAGATCAAGACGCTCTTCGAACTCTGGAATAAGAAGAAGGACGAATGAGCCTCGTAGACCTTCAGAAAAAGATTGGCGTCACCGCTGACGGTGCGTTCGGCCCCGGCACGCTCAAGGCGGCTGCCAGCTACTACAAGCTGAACAAGAACCGCGCGGCCCACTTTTTCGCTCAGACGGCGCACGAGAGCGGCAACTTCACCGCGTTCAGCGAGAACCTGAACTACGGCGCAAAGGGCCTACGTGGTATCTTCGGTAAGTATTTCCCGACCGACGCTATGGCTAAGATGTATGAGCGGCAGCCACAAAAGATTGCCAACCGCGTCTACGCCAGCCGCATGGGTAACGATGATGAGTGGTCGGGAGATGGCTGGAAGTACCGTGGGCGCGGCGCGCTGCAACTCACGGGCAAGCTGAACTATAAGGCGTTCTCGGATTACATCGACCGCCCAGACGTGATGGAGAACCCGAACCTCGTGGCAGGCGAGCTGTGCTTCGAAAGCGCGCTTTGGTTTTTCGATAAAAATAAGCTATGGTCGATCTGTGATAAGGGTATCAACGACGCCGCTATCCTCGCCCTGACGAAGCGCATCAACGGCGGCACGCATGGCCTCGACGACCGCATGGTGAAGACGAAGAAGTTTGCTAACTGGCTCTAAGGAGAAAAGACATGCTCGCTGGTTATAAGACCTACATCACCGCTGGTGTGGCTATCGTCGTAGCGGTAGCTGAGTTCCTGACCGGTGACGCTTCGCTGGCTGATACCTCACAGCTGGTGTTCACCGCCCTGCTGGCTGCTTTTGTGCGTAATGGTATTAAGTAATGGCTCTCGTCCTTGCTGACCGCGTAAAGGACACCACGACCTCGACGGGTACGGGTACGATTACGCTTGCCAACTCCCCACCGGCAGGCTTTCAGTCTTTTACTGCGGTCGGCAACGGAAACACGACCTATTACACCATCGCTGGCGGCTCGCAGTGGGAAGTCGGCGTCGGCACCTACACGGCCTCTGGCACAACGCTGTCGCGCGACACGGTGCTGTCGTCGAGCAACGGTGGGTCTTTGGTAGACTTTGCGGCGGGGACCAAGGACGTCTTCGTCACATACCCGGCAGAGGAGTCGGTGTACCAAGATGGAGCAGTTATCAAGGCCGGGACGGCTATCCTTCCCGTCGCCAACGGCGGCACCGGCGCTGCAACGCTGACCGCTAACAACGTCCTCCTCGGTAACGGTACGTCTGCGTTGCAGGTGGTTGCCCCCGGCACAACGGGTAACGTCCTGACTAGCAATGGCACAACGTGGACGAGCGCGGCTCCGGCTGCCAGCGGCGCAACTAAGGGGCAGGCAATCGCCTTTTCCCTCATTTTCGGCTTGTGAGGAACTAGGTCATGGCCAACCCGAATATCGTCAACGTCACATCTATTCTCGGCGACAACAGCAGTGTATCGCTGACCTCGACTTCTGCAACGCAGATCGTTAGTAACGCTGCTTCAAGTGGTAAGGTGCTGAAGATCAACACGATAATTGCGGCGAATGTCGATGGCACCAACGCCGCCGACATCACGATTAACAAGTACAGCGCGGCGGCACTGGGCGGCACGGCGTACCCAATTGCCTCGACCATCTCAGTGCCCGCCGACGCCTCGCTGGTTATCGTTGACAAGACCACGGCGATTTACCTCAAGGAAAACGAGAGCATTGGCGCTACTGCCGGTGTGGCGAATGACCTTGTGATAACGTGCTCGTGGGAAGACATCTCGTAAGGACGGCGTAGGTGCCCCTTAACCGCAACATCGGTGGCTATATAACGGCGAACCCGGTTGTGCTCACTGGGCCGTCTCAGATTGGCGTGGCTGACGGTGTGTGGACGCTGTCGCAGCAGTTGCAGTATGTGTCGGAGGGAGTGTGGCCGACGCAGGGCGCTTTGTCGCAATTTATTGCCGTAGCGCACAGCACGACACCCTTCGTCTCGGCCTATCCGTGGAGCGGTAGCGGCTTTGGTACGAAGTTTGCTAACCCCGCTACGTTGCCAACCGATCCCGGTCGTAGCGTCGCATTTGCGCCCGCTGGCAACGCCATCGCCGTAGCACATCAAAACACACCTTACATTAACGCCTACCCGTGGAGTCTCTCTGGCTTTGGCACAAAGTTTACTGACCCGGCAACGCTGCCTACTGGTACTGGCCGTGGCGTGGCATTTGCGCCCGCAGGAAACGCCATCGCTGTAGCACACGGCGGAACGCCTTATATCACCGCCTACCCATGGAGCGGCAGCGGCTTTGGCACGAAATTCGCCAACCCGGCTACGATACCGGGTGTTGGAGATGGCAATGGCGTAGCGTTCAGCCCGTCTAGTAACGCCATCGCTGTAGCACACGGCGGAACGCCTTTTATTTCCGTTTATCCGTGGAGCGGCTCTGGCTTTGGTGTGAGGTTTGCAAATCCCGCCACGCTACCGAGCGATCCTACCAATGGCGTGGCATTCAGCCCAGCAGGCAACGCCATCGCTGTAGCACACCAAAGCACACCTTTTATTAACGCCTACCCTTGGAGCGGCAGCGGTTTTGGAACTAAATTTACCAACCCTGCTACACTGCCAACCGGCGCTGGCAATGGCGTAGCGTTCAGCCCATCCGGTAATGCTATTGCAGTAGGGCACCAAACCACACCTTTCGTTACTGCTTACCCGTGGTCTGGTTCTGGCTTCGGCACTAAGTTCGCCAATCCGGCTACGCTGCCTACGGGAGATGGCAACGGCGTGGCTTTCTCGCCTTTGGGTAACGCAATCGCCGCAACGCACAGCGGTACGCCCTTTGTCTCGGTATATCAGTGGAGCGATAGTGGCTTTGGCGCTAAGTTCACCAATCCAGCCACGCTGCCGGCAGGAGAGGGCAGGGGCGTGGCCTTCACACAGATTTAACCAAGGAGCACAACACATGACCACACTCGACGAAGAACGCATCAAGATCATCACCGACGCCTACGAGCAGCGTAAGCGCGAAGTGATGCACCACCAGATCAACATCGACAACTACAAACTGGCTCTGGTTGAGATTGCCGAGAACTACGCCGATAGCCCTGCTATGGCCGAGTTTGCCAATCGCCTGCGCGAACTGCTGGGTAGCTCGCTCGTTGAGCAGGCAAAAGAGACCATCATGCGCGATGTGATGGCCAAGCAACTGGAGGCTAACTGATGTTCTACTACCTAAATCCCCCCGGCGGTTCGGCAGTGTATCCCTACACCCTGACCGATCTGCGCCTTGCCAACCCCGGTGTGAAGTTCCCCGTGGACATCACCGACGCCATTGCGGCGGAGTATCACTGCTTCCCGGTGCAGCCAACCACTCCGGACAACGCCCCGACTGGCAAGAAGAACGTGCGCGCCGCACCCGAACTGGTGGACGGCCTGTGGTTCGAACGCTGGGCGCTGGTGGACCTTACCGCCGACGAAACCGCCGCACAGTGGGCTGCCGTGCGTGCCGAGCGCAACGCCAAGCTGGCTGCGTGTGACTGGACACAGCTTTCTGATGCCCCAGCGGACGACCTTCAGTGGGCCGTTTACCGTCAAGCCCTGCGCGACCTGCCGCAGACACAGACCGACCCGTTTAACATCGTCTGGCCACCTGCGGGGTAATTTTTAATGAGTAACCGTTGGCCCGGTGGCCTCATCCGCAAGACACCCGTAACGCCGGCTGGCCCGTTCCAAAACGGCGCGGCTCCGGGCGTGTGGACGCTCGCCGAGGCGGCCTTCTGGACGAAGCAGGGGCTGTGGCCGATTGCTGGGAATAGGCAGCAGTTCCTTGCTGTGGCGCACAATACTTCGCCGCGTATCACCGCCTACCCGTGGTCTGGCTCTGGCTTCGGGACTAAGTTTACCAATCCGGCTACACTGCCAACTTTCACATGTTTAGGCGTAGCCTTTAGCCCCGCAGGCAACGCCATTGCCGTAGCATGCTTCACAAGCCCCTTCGTCCTTGCCTATCCGTGGAGCGGCAGCGGCTTCGGCACGAAGTTTGCCGATCCCGCTACACTGCCGGCTACCACTAGCCGAGGCGTAGCGTTTACACCCGCAGGCGACGCTATTGCCGTGGCGCACACTACTACCCCATTTATCACTGCCTATCCGTGGAGTGGCTCTGGTTTCGGAACTAAGTTCACCAATCCGGCTACGCTGCCAACTGGTAATGGCCGTGGCGTGGCGTTCACCCCCGCAGGCGATGCCATTGCCGTGGCGCACGATATTACGCCCTTCGTCACCGCCTACCCTTGGAGCGGGTCTGGCTTCGGCACAAAGTATACTAACCCAGCTACGTTGCCAGCCAGCGTTGGCAACGGCGTGGCGTTCAGCTCGGCGGGTAATGCCATCGCCGTAGCGCACGACACGTCACCGTCCATCACAGCCTACCCGTGGAGCGGCTCTGGTTTTGGGACTAAGTTTACCAACCCAGCTACACTGCCGACTGGTCTAGGCCAAAGTGTAACGTTTAACCCAGCAGGCGACGTTATTGCCGTAGCGCACGGCACGTCACCGTTCGTCAACGCCTACCCTTGGAGCGGTAGCGGCTTCGGCACGAAGTTTGCCGATCCGGCAACGCTGCCAACCGGCAGTGGCTTTGGCGTAGCCTTTAGCTTTGCTGGAGACGCCATCGCCGTGGCGCACGCTACTACCCCCTTTGTTTCAGCCTACCCATGGTCTGGCTCTGGTTTCGGAACTAAGTTTTCCAATCCGGCTACGCTGCCTACGGGTCAAGGTAACGGCGTAGCCTTCGGCGCAATCTAAGGAAACCCCATGATCGAGCAACTCATCAGCCGGGTCTGGCCCGAACCACCCACTACGTGATATAGTCCTGTGTCGCAGTTAGAAAGGAGGTAATGCTATATGTTTGGTTTTACCCCCTTCGCCACAGCGCCGTTTGCGGCTCTTGGGTCTGCTAGTGTAGAAGTCCAGCTTACTGGCGTCCAAGCCGAAGCCCTGCTGGGTACGGCTGCCGCAGGCGTTTTTATCTTCGTCGACGTAACCGGCGTCGAGGGGCAGTCTGCGCTTGGCAGCATAACGCTTCAGACCAACAACAACATAACCGTAACCGGGCTCGTAGCTTCGGTATTCCAAGGCACCACCGGTACCAGCGGTGACGCGGTTATCATCGAGGACGGCGTAGCCGGCTTTGGTCAAGTCGGAACGGTCGAGGCGCGCTCCACTTTCAGCGTAAACGTCACCGGGGTCGAGGCAAACGCACTCCTAGGTACGGTGCAGGCTACTGCACCTATAAATGTCTCTGTCACTGGCGTAGCTGCTGACGCGCTCCTTGGTACTGTTGCTATCGCTAGCGGCGCAGCCGTTACGCTTACGGGGCTCGCAGCTGCGGGGCAGCTAGGCTCACCAACCATAAACGCCGCTACAACGGTTACCACTACTGGCGTAAGCGCCGATGCGCTGCTGGGTACGGTGGCTGTCGGCGTATTCCAACGCGTCTTCGTAACTGGTGTCTCTGCTACCGGCGCGGTCGGTACCGTTGCCGTACGTGGTGCAACTAGTGTATACCTAACCGGTGTACAGGCTATCGGTAGCATAACGAGCGTAAATATCTGGGGGGTCATCAACGACAACCAGACGCCGAATTGGCAGCCTGTGGACGATGCGCAGTCCAGTACGTGGACATTGGTGAACGATGGTAATACGGTAGTTTGGGTAGAAATACCGACGTAAGGGACGAAGATGCCGAGCACTTACAGCAACCTCAAAATTCAACTGATGGCCACGGGTGAGAACAACACCACGTGGGGTAACGTCACGAACGACAACCTTGGTGTCGCCATCGAGGAGGCTATCGCTGGCTCTGCGGATGTCACCTTCTCCAGCGGCGATGTCACGCTGACGCTGACCAACACCAACGCTACCCAGACGGCGCGTAACATGCGCTTGCGCTGCACCGGCACAACGGGCGGAGCCCGTAACCTTATCGTGCCTGCCATCGAGAAGGCGTACATCGTCCAGAACGACTGCGCGGACGCCATCACGGTCAAGAACTCCTCCGGCACCGGTATCGCCGTCCCGGCTGGCAAGACCATGTGGGTCTACAACAACGCCACCAACGTGGTGGATGCGGTTACGCACCTGACGTCGCTTACGGTAGCTAGTTCGATCACAAACCAAGCACTCACCAACCCCACGGTGACCAACTACATTGAGACGCTTTATGCACCTGCGGCTGGTTCTTCCTTCACGGTTGCGCTATCCGATGGCACGGTGCAGCGGTTCACGACCAATGCCAATACTACTATCACGCTGCCTGCCTCGGTCGCAGGTAAGTCGTTCGTCATCATAGTGCAGTACGGCGGCGCTCACACCCTGACATGGGCCGGCGGCTCCACGCTGAAGTGGAGTTCGGGTGTCACACCATCACCTACAAGCGCGACGGGAAAGATCGACATCTTCACCTTTTTCCAAGACGGCACCAATACCTACGGGGCCATTTTCGGGCAGAACTTCTGATGTTCTCGGCAACCAAGGGTGCCGGTGTACGCAAGCTGGTAACCCAAACTTTTACGTCTAATGCGTCGTTTGTCACGCCGGGTTTCCTGACGCAGCTTGAGACTGCTGTAGGTATTGGGAGTGTCGCTGTAGCTGATACCGCTACTTCGGGCGTAGTGGCTAACCACTACGCTACTACCGCAGTATCTCAACCTACGCCTCCTTACCTACTGTGGCAAACCATAGACGCGGGTGCAGATGCATCTGCGGCGTCAATCGCCGCCAACTCTGGCACTAACCTTATCAACATGAACTCGAAGTTCTACTTCGTGGGTCCAGCTGACGATTATAGTTTCTTTACATCTCCAGACGCAACATGGATTGTAGGGAATAGCTTCACTAAAAATATTTTGGGTAGCCACCCTACCACCGGAAACGTACTTAACTCACAGATCAGCGCAGGTGGAAATTTCGGGTGGACCGTAAGTGCCAACTATATCGCACTTGGTTCTGCCGGCACAGCTACCACAGGGTTTGGCAAGACTTTCCCCGGCGGTACCCTTACAGGAACTACGCCGTTTCGGACTACAGTTGCTCCTTCTACCACCACGTTCACCAACGTGGCGATTACGCCCGGAACCACTTACAACATCGTCGTCCCTTCGGGCGGTTCGTTGACGATAACCTACTACGTGTAGTGGAGCGGTTATGCCATTCATCAAGCTCCAGTTTAAGCCCGGTGTGAACCGCGACCAGACCGACTACTCCAACGAGGGCGGCTGGTACGAGTGCGACAAAATTCGGTTCCGCTCCGGCTATCCAGAGAAGCTTGGTGGTTGGGTCAAGGCTACCCCTACTGCGTTCATCGGCACTTGCCGCCAGATGTGGAACTGGGTCACTACGTTCACGGACGACTTCCTCGCGCTGGGCACCAACGAGAAGGTCTATATTGAGGTATCCGGCTATTTCTTCGACATCACGCCGATTCGGGCTACGATCAGTACCACAAACTCGGACAACTGCGTCTACACGACCAACGGGTCGCGCACGGTCACGATCACCACGGTTACCGCTAGCAATGCTATTGCAGATGCATACGTCCAAATCTCCGGCGTCTCTGGTGCAGTTGGCGGCATCCCGGCTTCTGAGCTAAACGCCAACCACAAAATCACCTCTGTTGTCAGCAACTTCTCGTTCACCATCGAGGTGGCTACGGCGGCTACGTCTACCGTGGCTGGTGGGGGTGGTACGGCTATCGTCGTGCAGCTGGAGATTACTCCGGGCAACGCTATCACTGTGTACGGCTATGGCTGGGGCGTCGGCACGTGGGGGCGTAATGCGTGGGGTCTGGGTGCTGACCAGCCGATTGTGCAGGCGCAGCGCGACTGGTGGTTCGATAACTTTGACAACGACCTCGTGATGAACATCCGCAACGGTGAAGGTTACTGGTGGGCGCGCGGTGCGACCGTTGATCCGCAGACCGCACTGGCTACTAGGGCTATTAGTCTGTCGGCTTACGCTACTGCGGAAGGATTTACGGCAGCGTCGGTCCCCGTTAAGATTATGCAGCTGTTGGTATCGCAGCAGGATAAGCACCTGCTGGCCTTTGGCGCTGTGCCGTTCGGCAGTACGAGCGAAGCGGACTTTGACCCCCTGCTTATCCGTTGGGCTGACCAAGATACACCGGGTGACTGGACCCCCGCAGTTACTAACTCCGCCGGTTTTCTGCGGCTCTCCCGTGGTTCTAGGATCGTGCGCGCTCTGCCGACCCGGCAGGAAATCCTCGTATGGACCGACTCGCACCTCTATACGCTCCAGTTCCTCGGCACGACGGACGTCTTTGGTGTTCAGGAGTACGCAGATAACATCTCCATTATGTCGTCCCGCGCCATGGCGTCGGCGGCCAACGTCACCTACTGGATGGGGCAAGACAAGTTCTATGCCTACACCGGTCGCGTCGAGACGCTGCCATGCTCGCTACGCAACCACGTGTTCAACAACTTCAACCTAAACCAAGCTGAGCAGGTTATCTGCGGCACCAACGAGCAGTGGAACGAGGTGTGGTGGTTCTACCCAACCGCCGACTCGGACTATAACAACGCCTATGTGGTCTATAACCACCTCGAACGCATCTGGTACTACGGCACTCTAGAGCGCACGGCGTGGCTCGACACGGCGGTCAGGTTCTATCCGCAGGCAGCTAATACCTCTGGTGGCGGCAGCACGGGCTTCCTCTACGAGCACGAGAACGGTGTGAACGACGACACTGTGGCGATGACTAGCTATATCCAGTCAAGTGACTTCGACCTCGACGATGGCGACCGCTTCATGCTGACCCGACGTATCCTGCCTGATATTAGTTTTGATGGGTCTACGGCAACCACACCAGAGGTTACTCTGCAACTGCGCCCGCGCAACTTCCCCGGTAGCGCAGTACGGGTAGACCCTGCTGACTCACAGCGCGTCATCAACACCTCCGTGGGTGTCTATACAGACCAAGTCTTCGTCCGGGCACGTGCCCGCCAGATGGCGTTGAAAGTCACGTCAGACCAGCTTGGGGTTCAGTGGCAGCTTGGCGCTCCCCGCCTTGATGGACGGCCCGATGGCACTCGATAGGTTCAGAGCGGCACCTCTACCCAACCCCCCGGCGCAGTACGACCCGCAGTACCTGCGGCAGGTGATTCGCGTCATCGAAGTCTACTTCTCACAGCTGGATAGCAACACACCCAACTACGCCCAGAAGTATACGGCGGACACCTTTAATGGTATCGCTGCTACTAGGCAGGTCACCACGGCCGAGAAAAACGCGCTCTCCCCAGCGGCTGGGTGGGTCGTGTTCGATACGACATTGGGCAAATTATGCGTTTATAACGGGTCTGCATGGCAGACCGTGACTTCCGTTTAGGTTAGAGATATAAGCGTAGTGACAGGCTAAGGGCGTCGATATGCAAGAACTCACAGTCCCCCCGCAGACCACTGCCCCGTACACTCCGGCGGGTGGTTCAAACATGGCTGCTGCGCCGCGCCTCGGTACGCCGATCCCCGGCACTACGTCTTCCATGCCTATGCAACAGGGACTGTCTGTGTTCAACAACCCTATGGCTTCTGAGCTCCAGAGCGCACCTCAACAGACTGCACAGCAGATGCAGAGCTACGGTCGCAACGGCGACTCTATGCTGGTCCACATGACCCCCGATGAGGTCGGCGGTCTCCAGCAGCTTGCCATGGCACACGGCGGCTCGCTTACCATCAATCCTGATACTGGCCTACCGGAAGCCAACTTCCTGAAGAAGCTCCTGCCGACCCTGCTGGGCTTGGGCCTTACGTTTATCCCCGGTATCGGTCCTCTTGCAGCTGCGGGTATCGTAGGCGGCGGTCAGACCCTGCTTACTGGCGACATCAACAAAGGTCTCATGGCTGGCCTCCAAGCGTTTGGTGGCGCGTCTCTTGGTGGGGCTATCGCTCCTACGGCTGCTGGTGGTGCAACTGCTGCGGCTAATGCTGCTGCGGCTAAGGCTGCTGCGAGTACTGCCCTTCCCGGTGCGACTGGCACTGCTGCAAATATCGGCGCGGGTCTAACGGGTACTCCGGGCATTTCCGGTGCGGCGGCTAATCTGGCTTCTACGGGCGTCCCAGCGATGTCTACCGGCCTTGGCACTTTGGGCACTTCGTTGGCACCTGCCGGTGGCCTTGGGGTTTCGGGTTTCGGCACCGGCGCAGCCGCAGCAAAAACTGGTCTCGCTGGCTTTGGTCAAAACTTCGGTCGGGCTGCTTCCGCTGGTCTGGGCGGCACGGCGGCCAAGGCCGCTCCTTATCTCGCGGGTTATGGCGTTCTCAGTGGGCTTAGTGAAGCTTCGCAGCCACCGATGCGCAAGCCAGAGGAATACGAGTTTAAGTACGAAGGTCCTTACGGCTTCCCGACTCGGCGTTTTGATCCCCGTGAATCTGGCCCCGGCGGTGAAATCCAGTTCTTTGACGAAGTGAACCCGCTGGGTGTCATAACCCGTACCGGCCAACGCCGTTATGCTGAAGGTGGTGGAGTTGACCAACGAGACGCTGACGCCGCCGTTGCACGGCGGTACGGCGAGCTAATGGGTATGTACCAAGCTGATCCCACTAAGTTTGCGGGTTCGGCTGAAGACAAAGAGTTTCGGGGTTTGTATCAGCAAATCCAAGACATCTCGCAGCGGCAGCGCAACGCTAGCGCTCCTCCTTCCCCTCCCCCTTCTACTGGCGGCGGTGGCGGTCCTCCTCCCGGCGGCGGCGGTGGCGGCGGTGGCGGTCCTCCTCCCGGCGGCGGCGG